TGTCTCCAGCTTGAAAGTCTCGTTTTACATATTTCCAAGCCATCAGCCTCTTTGCTCCTCAACAACCGAGCTAACCGGAATGACCTTTTCGTAAGGGGCCCCAGCAACCACACCAATCTGAAAACTTAGAACCTGCATTCTTCTGCCAGCAGATTCGAAGGTTAATCGCAACTCACGACACGCGGGCTGTCCCGAAGTAGTAATGTCAAACCGAATCGGTATAGGTCTGTGCTCATACCATTGGCTGTCCGATGACCAAGTTGCCGTGTCGTACACAGAATAGACATTCGTCAGGTCTTGTTGATCTACAGACTTGGCAGTCTGCACGGTTGTAATGTTTCGGTTGACTCGGTAGTTCATTTCAAAATCATTGTCTCCGTAGCCAATGATGTCACAAACTACATACTTAGGATTGAATGCTGCAAAGGGTCCATTGAAGTCTAAGTCAGTTGTTTCCCATAGAGGCTCAATGCTTTGAGTAGCCGCATTTGTTCCTTTCGAGGAGGCACCCCGGCAGTAAAGATGGAGCCCTTTGTTGTTCGAGTCATTCGATCCGAAAATGTAATAACCGCGATGGTCTTGGGTAATGATGGCATCGGCAATAGGGTAGTTCTCTCGGAAAGACCAAGAACCAATGTTGCCATGGTAAACCAAAACAAAGTTGTTCTTGTCGCTTCCATCGACAGGCACAGAGAGCCAGTACTCTTTGTCCTCTGGATAGTATGTGCCACAAGCCTGTACCGCTGCCGCCCCGTTGATTCGTTTGACAAGGTTTGTAATCGGAGAGGAGTATCGAATGATACGCAAGTTTCCTTGCCCACTTTCGAGACTGCCTTCGATTGCATAAACGCCATCTTGACCTAAAAAGAAGACTCCTACTCCAGGCACTTCGGCAATAGAGTTTGCAGCGATACAGCCAACATCTCTCGAAATGTTTTGAGCAGAGAAAAAACTGCCGTCATTTGTGTCTTCGCTCTTTACTAAGAAAACACCACGCTGTTTGAAGACGACAAGAGCGTTTTGTGATGTGTACAGGCCCGTGACTTGACCGCACTCATCTTGTCCGAAACTCAAGATGTTAGCAACGGGATACACCTCTGGCCTAAGAACTGCGGAAAACCTAACGTCGGTGCTTTGGTTTCCTGCCAAGAACACTCGATTTTTGAATACGGCACCCATGGTCGCTGCTGCTGGCCACGTTCCAAAATCATCCTCATCAAGCAATGGTCCCAGAAATGCGTCTTGTACTCCGTCTTCGAAAGATGTCTGCACGTTGTTGGATATTTCTGTGAGAAAGTAAAAGCTCGTTCCAATAGCTCGGCTGAGCATGTCCCCACTTGTGTCTAAACACTGACGGGTCCTGTAGATTCTACGAGCAACAATGCCTTCTCCACCTCTGGGGATACTAACGATTGCGAACTTTCGTTTGCCGTTTTGATCGTTTTCCCCCACGACTAATGATGAGGCATCAGACGGAGGGCCTTCCTGTCCTCTTTCGTTTATAAAAGTCACCTTATACCGATAACCAAAGTCTCTAATCGGATCGTCTGCGCCGGGGGAGCTACTGACGGCTGGTCTTCTACCCAAGCCCATCGTTTTGATTCCTGTCACTCCTTTCCGTAGAGACTCTCCCATGGGGGCTGCGGGTCTTCCATCGAAACCCGCCTGCTCAACGTATCGACCATTGAAAACCAAGGGCGGATCTTTGCCGTTGAAAAGATACAGGCGTCCACCAAACGCAAAAGACATAGTGCGAAGATGAGGGGCTTCTACTCTTGTTCGGGCATCTGAATTTGTTCCGTCAGCCTTAACAAGGGGCCGCCACTTTACTGTGGTCGATAAAGAACCATCGAAAACGTAAAGCCTCATGTCAGTACCATCGAATGCTTCAAACACAAGGTGCTGCCTGTTTCCTGAGTGCTGCGAAAACCAATGCACACTCTCAATCTCACTGAACGAGTTCCAGGCTGGTACGCCCTCAATGTCGTCCGGCACCAATACTTTGTACCCCCCCGAGTTTTCCCAGGCGTCCTTTTGGTTGTATCGCATGTCGCGAATCCTAAGAGCCTTGGGAGGATTCTGACTGGGGCGATAGGAGTCGTCGATGCCTCGAAGCGGAGCAAACAAAATCTTTTGAGTTTTCATTTCTTACTCCTGCTTGTTCATTGTTTGCCTAAGTCGCTCGTATGTCAGAGTAACAACTGGCCAATAGTATCGTGACTTACCAGGAAATTCAGAGTCTCCACTGATGATTTGCCTGACCTTTGAGCGGCCAACATTGTAAGCAAGCACAGCCAGGTCTTCGCTTTTTAAAGAGTTTCTGTTGTCGACGATTAGTTTCGCCGCCGCTTCAATGGAAAGGTGCGGGTCAAGCCTTTCGTCTAAAGAGCGCCCCGGCATCATGTCTTGCCATGCGCCTGGTGTAAACTGCATCAGACCAAGGTCGTTGGTTGGCCCAACTGCATCAGCATTTCCGCCTGACTCTAAACCAGCGATGCTGGCTAACAAGTAGGGATCGACATCATACTGCTGACCAAACTTAATAAAGGAATCGCCGTACTGAGCCATAGCCTTTAGACTGCCTTGGTATGCGTTGTCGCTGCGTCCGACGACATCAGGGTCATCCAGGTTTGGAGTAAGCTGCACCAAGGTCTCAGGACCCTCTCCAAAGCTAACAAAGCGTGGCGGTTCCTCCTCAACCTCTTGTGGGGCGTCCTCGGCTATCTCTTGACCGTAGGTGTCCCCGTAGTGTTTCTCCCACCACTCATCGAGTCGCTGCTCCATTGACTTTGTTCCGGCCATATCTACCGCATCATTCCGTTTTGAAGAAGTTTCTTGTCGCGCTCAAAAACCTCCATATCGTTCCTCATGGTCTCTTCAGCCAATGAGTCTTGATACGCTCGCGCTTCTTTAAGAATTTGTTCGTACTCCTCAACAACCTGTTGATCGTTTGCTTGACTCGCCAAGTTCTGAATCCTGTTTCGATACCCTTGTATGCGAGCCTTGCTAAGCTCTTGAGCGTTGATTCTGTTAGCAAGCTCAGGTGCTTGTGTAGACTTTTGGGTGGGCTCAACACCTACCGACTTTCGACCAGGAAATCTTTTTTGTCCACGAGCCGTGGTGATAAACGAGTTCCCAGGCAACTGACCGTTGTTGGCTGTGGCAGTTTGAAATGCTTTTTGCCCAGCTTGATTAGCGTTCTTAAGCGGGAAGTTTTTCACAAGACCCTCTTTGTTAGTAAGTTTCGAATGCCCGAAGACCAGCCAACAAAACGTCGTCGTCTGTTTCTACGAGTCGCTCGTCTGGGTCGTCAAGCTCTGGGTAAGGGTTACCCATTTTGGCAAAAATGTTAGAATACTCCTCCATCTTTTGCATCTTTCGTTTTTGAGCCTGTGCCTGTTTCTTTTCCTCTTCTGAGGGCTCAGGCATTGGATCAACCATAGGCTCGTCTTCTTTTGCCTTCTTTGAGGCACCAAGAAGCTTGAACCTTCTCATCTGTGTTTCGTAAAATCGTCCCATCAGGTCTTCACCGGATCGCCGTATAGGTAGGCATAACCACTCGGCATTTCTTGAAATTGTCCTTTCCTGTACAGTCTATCAGTTCGATCAAGGTAGCGCTTTTTCATGTTTTGAATGCGCTCTTGTGCTTTGACTTCATAGATGTTTGAAATGCTGCCTTGTCCGTATTGCAGGTAAAGATCCGCGACTGTTTTGTAAACCAAAATGACGTGGTACTGCGGCGGAATCTGTGGCTCATCGTTGTTCCCTACGAGCCGAGGTGGACGGCGCATGTACCGAATCTCACACTTAATGTCGACGTCGGGTCGACGATAAAGGCGCATAGTGTCACGAGGCCCCTCGTAGTAAAGAGGGCGCTCATAATCCAACGGGAATGACCCATCGTCATTAAAAAATGAGGAGGGTGAAGTAGCTGGAATGACCTCGAAAACTTGAAACCAACCAGTTTTAGCGGTTGCGTTTCTTCGATAGATTCGTTTTCTATAAACGTCAACGCCGCTGTCGTCCGGCAAACCACCAATAGTGATTGTACGATTCGAACCAGAGGCCGCAATCGTACCGCTCACTACTGGGCTTGGCGCAGACTCAATACCCTCTCTTTCAAGAGTAGCGCAGTACTCAAACTTAGTGCCATGTGTCAGAGTGCCCCCCGCCCCTACTGTTGCGGTGAGAGTAAGGTCGTTGTTTAAGGTGCGGTCGGAGTCATCATCCGTGATGATGATTGTGTCTCCAGAAGATGTGTGGTCTAAAAGTAGGTCCTCTTCAGTTCTGGAGTCTACATACACAAGCCTACGGTCACGCGAGTTAGCTGCTTGTCCAAAGATTTCATCTCGAATGGTAATCCCCAAAAAGTCTACCATGTCCCTGGGCAGTTTAATTTTGTCCCACTTCACTTTGAAATCTGCGGTTGCAGTAAGCGCACCCGACGCTCCTGTCGGAGCCGCCAAGAATGCCGTGGTGGTACTCACAACAGAATCGATCCGATACTCAATGCTGTTGGTCGTATCTTCGATTACCGCACCCTCCATGCCCGTATGGAGCCAAGCACCGGCTGCTGCCGTGACTAACTTGCTGTTGTTAGCCAACGTCAGGGTTGTTCCCGCAGCACCCTGAACGTCTTGATAAAGCTGCTGCTCAGCACGCTCCTGCAAAAAACGCCAAGGATGAGAGCTACAAAGCTCCTCGTAATGCCTGTTGATAAGTCGCACTACATGGTTCTCATGAGTGCTGACATTTGGATTGTGGTCAAGAAGACCATTCACTTCTTCAATGATGTCTTTGAGAATCATGTTCCTTCCTAAAAGAAAGCCCCTCGAAAGTATATCTCCCGAGGGGCCTCAAAGTCACAACAAAGCTGTGATCAATAGAACCAGCCCTTATCAATGATAAGAATTGCACCGTCAGCAGTAGCGCTTGTGAAGTCGTTCACACAAACCGCAAACGGTTGTGCTGTATTGCTGTGGGTGTCTCCCTCACGGATTTCTCCGCTGGCAGCGGATCCAACCGTGGATCCGATAGCAATCGCTTCGCTGATTGGTGTGCAGGTGCTGTTAAATCCAGAAACCTGGATTTGCACCACCTCACCATCAGCAGCAGCAGTCACAGCGACTCCGCATGCAAGAGGCGAGTTGTTTTCAGCCGTAACTGTCACGACAAAACCAGCGGCACCATAGGTGTCGGGATCTGGATCCGCGCTAACGTCAGTTTCGACTTTCACAACATTGCCAACTGCAATGGTTCCATTGGCCAGTGCGCTCACAATCTTTTTGGGGTAGGCAATGACGCCGTTGCCGCCATCTCGTTTCAAAATACTCATTTTAAAGCTCCTTTAAACTTTTATTAGAAGGTTTCACCGTCATAGGCAATGCCTGACGATCCGAGGTGCTTAGCAACAAGCTGGCCGTAGAGACGGACATTTGCTGAACGAACATCGTACTCACCGCTAATCTTCTCGAACGGGGACACATCGAAGTATCCTTCGCTATCGAAGACGTAGTGGATGTCATCGAGGTTCAGCAAGTAGAAGCTGATGACAGCCGTGGTGTGAGTCGCGGTGTTGGTGGGCATGTAGTACTCGGTCTCCATGCGGATACCGTCCCACATCTGAATCATGCGGCCACCATCGAGCTTGGACTCATCGACGTAGCGCTCAAATGCACGCAACGAACGCTTGAGGTTCTTCGCTCCTTGGCGGGATGCAAGCCAAATGTGAGGCTCACCACCAGGGGACACAGCAGAAGTTTCAACACGCAAGTCAACAAGACCCTGAAGTCCATTAGCATTGAAGCTGTTGTTGATGTTTGCCACTTGGTTCTGCCAGCCAGGAATACCAGAGTAGGTAGCCTTGGAGACACCACCAACGACGTTAGCCTGAGCGCCAATAGCGTTCTCCTCAAGAAAACCAGTGAATGTAGCAGCAGTTGCTCCATTCAAGGTGTTCCAGTCAGCGAAACCACCAGCGTCCACACCCTCAACCGTCTTACGGAGGAGGTTACGGCGCATAGCACCCATCACAGCCTTAGTGCGAGCATCAAGGATGCTAATCACAGCAGCTTCACCACGGTTCTTGATTTCCTCATCCTTAGAGATGGCAATCGGCATCGTGGTGTGTGCGGGAGTGTACACCGCTGGCAGAAGAACATCGGCCACGGTCAAGTTAAGCTTCTCGTATCCAGTCTGCATACGAGTTGCGTTGCTGTGCTCACCAAAGCCAAGGGGCTCGATGTAGCGGGTTCCACCCTCAACCTGGGGCTGACCTTTTCCATGAACATCTTCATGAACGTCAATCAGCGCCGTCGTGCGGGCAAGGTTGTCACGGAAGTCTTCCGCGAGCAGATACAAAGTCGACGAGAGAAGCTCGTCGGTAATGTTTAGGCCAGTAGCCTGTGTAACAGCCATTTTAGTCCTCGGGGCTTAGTTATTTGAGACCAGCAAGACGCTTAGCCTCTTCTTGATTTGCCTTTACCCAAGCATAAATCTCTTGGGCTCTGGCTCCTTTTGGAGGACCTGAAGACTTTGCCGCATTCGCTTTGGACTTCCCAATCTGTCGCGCACTAGCCGCTCGAACCTGACGCTGACGTGCTTCGACTCGCTGACGCTCATCTACTGCACGTTGTGCTCTTACCAGTTCGAATGCATCAGGGGTGCTAATATCGAACCCCGATGCGCGTCGTTGACGAATAAGCTCTGCAACATCTCCACGAAAGCTTGCATCATTCATTTCAGGATGTGCTTGCGTAAAGTCTTTGAGAGCCATGCGTCGAGTTTCACGCTCAGAATGCTCAGCAATTGGTTGTACCAACTGGTTGAGCTTCTCAGCAGCAGCACGCTCAATGCGTGCCTCGATTCCTTCAGGACTCAGAAGATCAGGAAGCTCTGACTCGGGCTTCGAAAGAATCTCCTTGAGCTTGGGGTCTTCAATCATTTGAGCAAAGGCACTTTGCCGAGTGGTAAGAGCACGCTCTTTTTCACTCAACTCGTCCAGTCTCGTCTGATAGCTGGCCTCAAGATCACGAGCCTTAGATGAATCTCGTTGACGCTTGTTGTGATAGTCACGACGAAGATTGTGGATGACCTGCTTCGAAAGCGGGTCCAACTTCTCCAGATGCTCCGGTTTGATTCCCTTGTAGAAACCATCCAACGAGAAAGTCTCGTCTTCCGGTAATACTGATGTCAATAGATCGAATGCACGATCTGGTTGAGCACCAGCATCAGCATCATTGGTGCCCCGAGTCCCTGACTCACTTTCAGATGTTGCCGCGCTATCGCGAGTTCCAGCCGCATTAACCTGCTCGATGATGTTGCCCGAGGCTGCATCATTGGTAGCCACATCGGCTACAGGTTGGGCTGAGACACCGTTAGATGCAACGGCTCCACCATCAGCGGTAGAGTTGCTCAGTTCCGTATCTGCCATTTTGTCTCCTTATGTACGGTCAAGGGATCCCGTACAAAACGATTGTAAAGCTCTACACCATGTAGAGCAAGAGTGTAAGCTACATGTTTTCTGCAAGAAGCTCTTCGTCGGGGGACATCGGAGCGTCCTCACCTTCGGGCATAGGTGGAGGCTCAGCGCCTTCAGCCATTGCTTCTTCGCCTGGGGGATTCTGGAGTTCTTGGGCAAGATTCTTGTCCTTCTCCATCATTTTAAGTTTGCCAGCAGCAGCCTTCAGTGCATTGTCTGAGGTCAAGCCGTCTGGGTCAAACATAAACTTTTCGAACTTTCCTTCCTCGTCAATAAACCGAATTGCTTCTACAAGCGCCACCGCAGGAGCAAAGACCTCTGGGGGAAGCGGCTCAGGCCAACGGTTGCCCTTTTCGACCAAGCTCTCGTCAGGCTCCCAAGCAGGAATCTCAACATCAGTGCCAGCAAGCGCATCAAGCGTCTTATCAAGCTGGTCTGAAAACATCGAAATAGTCTTTAGCGTGTAGGGCTTCTCAGGGGGCGGGGCTCCCATTGCAAGCTCTTGCATCTGAAGATCGGCTTCTTGCGCTCGAAGCTGTTCGATCTCTTCAGGGCTTGGGCCCATGCCTCCTTGGGGTGGTGCCATTCCTGGTCCCATCCCTGGATCCATTCCTGGTCCCATTTGACCTTGGGCTTCGTTGTAGTGCGACGGCATCTTGAACTCCTATTCAATCTGGCGGTAGTAGCTGGTCGATTTGACCTTGATCTTGGGCTTTTCGGAAATCCTTGTACGCAGGATCATTATGAACCCTGTCATAGTAATCCCTATAGGTTTCTTTTTCCTCTTCAACCTTTGCTTCATTCTTACTAATCTCGCCAGCCAGGTCCCAATCACCATCTACTGGCGTGAGTCCTCTCTGACGACAAATCTCTTGCCGGTGCTGTTCCGACTTCAAAATAACCCCAAGACCACGGTCGTAATAGGGGAAGCGAGCCCAGTGCATATCGAGTTTTACTTTGTAAACCCGCGAGCATTTACCAGAACAATTTTCTTGCTCACAATCAATTTGTTTAGGTGGAGTGCCCGCAAACCACTCGAAGTTTCCATGCCCACATTTGTCGCACTTGTATTGAACAAGCCTTTCTTTTTTTAGGTACTCGTCGGCGCTTTTTCCAACCCCATAAACAACATGTTGGTTTTTTGGTTGTGGAGGCGGCTGCCAGTTGATGCTTCTCCAAATGGCCTCGGCATTACATTTCTCGCACTCAATCACATCAGGTCGAGACTCTATGCCGCAAAAAATCTCTGTCTCGTGTTTACACTCAACACAATCAAAACTGTAAATAGGCATTATTGACCACCAAGCTGCTGTAGAAGACCTTCAAGTAACTGTCTTTGTTGATCTTCGGGCATTTGTAATGCTTGTTGCAACTGTTGAATAATTTCTGGCGGGGCTCCGCTCTGAGTAAACAGTTCAATAAGCTGCTGGATTGCTTGGCCGGGGGGCATCGCAAGAAGCTGCTGGATTGCTTCAGGGGGTAGCCCCCCGCCCTGTGGAGGGGGCGGAGGGCCTTGTGGCGGGGCTGCCTGCGGCGTGGGAGGCGGACCCGCTTGTGGCGGGCCTTGGGGAGGCGGTCCCGTCGGTGGTCCCTGTGGTCCCTGTGGTCCTGGTGGAGCCTGTGGTGGTGGAGCACCCATCTCTGCTTCTTTCTGGGCTTGCTCTGCCGTCATTTCTTGCAATGCTATATCCAAAGCCTCTGGATGCATATCTTTCGGCAAGTCAAACTTCTCAACGATTGCTTCCATTTGCGCTTTTGCAAGAACCGCCTCGGGCCCACCTTTTTGGATAAGCGCCCAAAGCTGTTGCAAAGGCTGGAGCAACTGAAGTACAGCGTCACGAACAGCCTGGTCCGAAAACGGCGTGCGTCGAGAGTCTACAACCTCGATTTGGAAATCACCTTCCAGGTCCTCAACGGTAATCTCAATAATGTCGGGACCAGACTTGATGCGGATGACGTCGGGCTCGGGAGGCATTTCAACATCAATTTCGGCAGTGGCTTGAACAACTACAGCCTCCCCATCTTCAGCTTCTTCCGCAGCATCTTCCGCAACTTCTTGAACCGTTTCCTCGACCTCTTCAATCTGGTCTTCGGCCTCACCCATCGCGCTCTCTGCCTGCTCCTCCTTCTGCTCAACATCATCGACGTCAATGATTTCGCGCTTGTACTCCATGCCAAAGTCGCGAAGGGGGGCCTCCATCGAGGCAACGATAGCTCTTAAGAACACATGAACAACTTGGGCTACCCAGTTGTCCTTAATCATTGCGTGACGGCCATACTCAGACTCTGTGTAGTCTCGTAGGTTCATCACTTCTGTTGCAGTTGCTTTAGTCACACCCCCGTAAGCATTTGGACTAGTTCCAGCAGCACGCTCCAAGTCGGACTCCGCCTGCATCTCGTAGTTCATGATGTTCGGGGAAATCTGTGCGTTCTGAATCGGAACAATCACGTTGTTCAGCGCTCGACCGTTGAGTCGACCGTCTTCAACAGGAATGACCAAACCATCAACACCCGCAGTAATCAAACTCATCTGATCTGCGGTAAGCACTCCATCTAAGGCAAGGTATTGACGAGAATCACGTCGTGCAGCGTTTGCCCGGAATGAGCGAAACACGTTGATTTCTTGAATCTGAGGAAACAATCTCGATGCGTGACTAATGCCTCGCAATGGAAACTCTGGTTCTTGATTAAAAATCAACGGCACAATGTGCGGAAGAGGATCCCCTGCACGAGTAGAATAGGGCATAGGGCCACTAAAAATAGGCTCCTCAAACTCCTCTCCCTGATCAAGCAAGAAGACTTCGAACTTCCCACGCATCGCTCCTTCTTCTGATTGATAGGTGTCAATCAGATTGCAGACCTCATACACCCGCACAAAAAGATCCTCTGCTGGGTCGTACTCTTGCTTGTTCTTTTTACCTTTTCGCTTGTTGTTGTTGTACGAGGTGTGGGCGTTTCCATCGAGAAAGTCTTCTCGGGGCTGACCAACCAAACCTGACAAACCATATTGGTCTTCAACTTCGCGTAGTGGTCGATAGTAAACATGACCTACAAAGCGGGCATCTTCTTCATCATAGACGTCTGAGTCGAGAACCATCTCCCAATACGGGATGACTCGGAACCAAACCCGGTCCAAAACATCACCAGGCCCATCGTCAACACCCACCTTGATGCCTGAGCCGGGGTACAACAAACCCTGTCGGATAGCCTTCAACACACGGAGGTGTGTTCTATTTTGGTTCAACCATTTGTTTGCAACCATCTCTACCTTGGTAGCATCGCCGCCAAGAGTAGGGCCAGGGCCTACAACCACGCGAGCCGCCTTGGGGTACAAAGCCGCTACATACGACTCAATAATCCCATAAAGACGGTTGACTTCGATTTGAATCTGACTGGGCAGGTCCTGCATCGTGCGGGCGTTGCCGCCCTGATACGTCTCCCAAAATCTTGTCAGATACGTCTCTTTGTACAGACGCCAATCTTTGGCCTGTTCTCGTGAGTTCTTGTCGTGCGCGTCTAAGTGCGCTCTCAAGACTTTGGGGTTGAGGATGTCGTTTTCAGCCATGATTTACCTATTCGGTGTCGACCAAAGGATAGTCTGCCTTGATTGCCTCATAGTCATTTTTGGTCACATACCGCAAATCACCGCTCATCATTCCTTCCATAAGAACTAAAGCTTTGTCGGAATAACGGTCCATAATGTCATCCATGAGGAGCCCGGATTCTATTTCGTCGACACCGTTGTCAGCAAGCATCTTCATAACCAGACCTTCAAGTTCGCTTGCTCTCGCACGTTGCTCTTGCGGCAGTTTATTGAATCTCGGCATGAAGTTTTCATTTGCTTCGAACGCAAGGTCTTCCAAACTTTTCTCGGCGCTTTTTACAGCATCCTCGTAAGTGTCGCCTTTTGATAAACGATCCATGACGGCACGACGCTTTCTTGCTTCTCTTCTGATTTTGTTCTCAGGCATTACTCACCCAGCCTTTTTATTTCTGGCATGTTTAAGACCTTCTCTTGGAGTTCTTGCATAGCGTCGTAATCATAAAGTTGACCCAAGTCATCTGGGTCGGTCGGCTGGCTGGGCTGATCGTCATAACCCATGTATTGATCAAACTCTTCGGATGTGAAGTACTCTGTCTCGCCTGTTTCTGGGTAGTAAAAACCAAACTCGTTTTCATCAAAAGCACCGGCAGCATTCACATCGAAAGCGATAGCTAAAGGACGGTCCTCTTCATCAATGTAGGCGGCAAAAGCCATATCCTCGTACATCAAATCGCCGTCTTCAGCCAAAGCCTCCAAGGCCATCATTGCATCCAGGTCTTGCTGCTTGTCCCAACCATATTGTTTGGATACGGCATCCATTTGAATCGCGTTGCGATGCAACCCCGTGGAGAATCCGCCCTCTCTTAAAAGAGCTTCTCGAATCAAACTTCTCATTTCGTCTTGAGCTATCTGATCTCGTTGCTCTTCTTCAGACAACGGTTCCTGTTCTTCTTCAGGCATCGGCCCGCTCCACGCTCGACCAACCTCGCGAAGAAGGTTGTCCCTTTCCTCTTCAGTAAACTGATGGAACAAGCCTTTTGGTTTGGTCCGTTGAGGTGGCTGCGGTTTGCGGGGGCTTGTCTCTGGAGGGCCTCCCATAAGGCTTTCGCCTGGGAATGGAGCCCTTTGTTGACCCGTGTTTGGATCGATTCCGTTCATCGGATGCCGCCAGCAAGCATCCTGTCGTCTTCAAACTCGCTCATGGTGGGATAGCCACCCTCTTGACGGGTTCGTGCGGCTTGAATCAGTCGGCCTTGGTCATCGCGCTTGAGGTAGCCTTCTTGAACCAAGAAGTTCATGTACTCCTCTTTTTGAAGCTCTCGATCACTTCGTAACGATTGACCTAACGGTTGATTCGCGCTCATGGCTGCCGACATGCCAAGTGGTAAGTCTGCATCTGGTAGCGGAGAGCCTTCATACCCTCCCTCTGGAGCAGCTTCGACTTGACGCAAAAGCTGTATTGCAGAATCTCTTGCCTCGCTTGGAGTCAAAGCAGGATTCATTTCCATGTTGGCTCGGGTATTACGATCAATAAAATCTCTGCGTGATTCTCGCTGTTGTTCGCGACGGTAGGGAGCCATTGCACTGGAGACCTCACGACCGACCGCTGCAAGCCCTTCTGCCGCAAGTTCTGGCTGAGTCAGCATGCCTTGGGCAGCACGCTCTTCATACCCTGTGGGCAATGCAGACGCGGCCATCTGGGGCAGTTGCATCATCGTACCTGTGCCCTCAACGATGTCGGCACCCGTCTCCATGGCACCGCCCAGAAGGCTTCGCTGCTGACCAATGTTATATCCAAGTTCAGCGGCAAGAGTGACGTCGCCAATTGCTACGAGAAACGGCGCAATCTTGGCTGCTGCATTCCGTAGTTCAATTGCTTGGGGTGCTAATGGAACGGGATAACTTCTGGGATACGTTTGTTCCATCATAGCAAGCGCATCTTTTAAGCGTTGTCCCTGCATTCTCAAGTTTCTTTTCTGGGCCTCAGAAGCTTGGGCCGCCAGTGCTTTCAGTTCATCAGAAACATCTGGTGGTGGAGGCGGGGATGGACGCCTCGTCATCGCAGTGCGCCGTGGATCTTCACGACGAACCATGCCGGTGCGCTCTTCAGGAGAGACATACGGGCCTCGTTCCGACAAAGGCTCGACAATGTTTTGTTGCCTTCTGGCACGGTCACGAACTTCAGCAAGTTCAGGTTCTGAATAGCCGAGATCATCAGAGATCCGATCATATCCCCTTCTTCCCCCCCGAAAACGAGTGTCAATGACCATTTGGCGTTGACCTGATTCCATCCTCGGAAGATCTGGTGGCCCCTCGATAGCCCGGAAAACAGGCCCACTTCCAGCGTCAAGGTTCCTACCAGAAACAATCACCTGCCGCTCACCTGATGGTGTAACAGGACGAAAGTTCCCAGTTTCTGGGTCCATTGCAAGTGTTGAACCTTCTAACAATTCTGCATTAACGATTCTATCGTACTCACGTTGAGACATGCCTCGTGGTCTCATTTGTCGCGAAAGGACATCTTCGTCAGGCAAACTACTCGGCTTCTTAAAATAATCTACAACGGATCCACCGAGAAAGTCGTCTGGTGAGGGACGGCGACCAAACTGATTTTGGTAAGCCCGCGCTGTGCCGACACGAGCCCTACCTTGAGAAAGATCCTCCAGTTCCCGAAGAGCATCCTGGGCGTCCTCAGCAAACTCCCATCCAGACAAAACGGTTCCGGTGTTTTTGTCGTAAACAAAATGAGTGTAGTTTTCGGCCATTTGAGGTGCTCTCCTTGCTGTCCTAAGCTGCTCTTCTTCTACTGATATTTGCATGTCTCGCAGTGTTTCTGGCACAGCAAGTTCTACATACTCATCAGGAGCGACATCGACGATACCGTTTGCAAATGCGCCCCGTCCAGCCATACGAAAACTGGGTGGAAGACCTCTTGTCCCAGGACCGCTTGGACGAGACTCCAGCATATAAGTTTCGTCTATGTACTCAATTGCTCTGTCGAAATCTTCCATGTAAACGGTTTTGCCGTTTCGACTCAACCGCATACCAGCGTCGTGAAGCTCTTTTCTATTCGCCTCATTTTCTGTCATTTCAAAAAAGAAACGCTGCTCACTCGGAGTCAGGTTTTTCTTTAATCTGATGTGAGGGAATCTCGGGTCTGCCATGAGCTAAGCCTTCTATCGAATCACGGTGTTGGGACCAACTGGCATAGCGCTCTGGAGAGTCTGGTTCATTCCCTGGCTTGGAAGCTCTTGCTGTTGCCTTTGAAGGGTTTGCAAGTCACGTCGAAGCTGAATGTTGTTTGGGTCCATTTGAAGCATCCGGGTGCCTCGCTCGATGGCTTGCGAGATTTGCATCATCCGCTCGCGTTCTCGGCGTTGGCGCATTTGATCTATCTCTTCCATGCTCATGCCCATCAGTGCTCTTGGGTCCATGTCAGGAAACTCTCTGCCAACACCTGCCCGAACTGCGTTGAGGCGATTTTGTTCCTCAGCGTCTCGCTGCCTTTGCATCGACTCTTCGATTCCCATTGCTGGACCAAGCAAACCGCTCCTGCGAGCCTCATCCATCTGCGCCGCTGACAGTTGTGGAGGCTGCATCTGTCGCATTTCGTTGCGGCGGTTCTGTTCCTGAAAATTTGGGATTGACCGCCCCATGAATCCTGCCGTCTCTGGGTTCTCCAAGCCTTGAAAATACTCGCTGGCACCGAGCCTTTGCTCCATTTGCTCCTGCATCTGTCGCCTCCGTTGCATCTCTTGCTGCGAAGGTTCCCGCTCAGCACGGTTAGAACGACTAAGGCCTGTTTTTGGTGTGTCTGCCATTTGAAACTCCTATGTAAAAGAAGCTATCACACTCCGAACGGATGAGGCAGTGCTTTTCTATAAGGCTTAGTTGCCCTCACTAAAATCAAGCTCGCCAGTTTGCTTATCCATTTTTACCACTTGGCCGGTTTCCAAATCCATGTAGTCGACGTGATCCTCGTAATCATTGACTAACTGCCAAGCACCAGGGTCTGACTGCCTCAGTCTGTCCAGCCCTCCATGGACGATGTTGGTGGTGTCTCTGTCCCATTTCCGCCCTACAGCAACCTGCTCAACTCGGTTGTTGTCGTAAATCCCTTTGAAGCGATTTCGATCATACTCTCTGTATCGTTCCATAACCTCGTCAATTATCTCGGGGGTAATCCCAATACCGGGCGGTCTGGAGGACGCTTGGCTACCGACCCTCGACACTTCCGTTCCCCGAGCTTGTCCTGCTGTCGCCGCCCTGACAGACGGCCCCGAAACAGTAGATGGTCTGTTGTGGTGAGTTGGCATCGCCATTTCTAATGCCATTTCAGTAGAGCTTTGACCGCCTGGAGGCACAAGGTCTGCCGAACCGCCAAACCGAGGGGTTTGTTGAACGTAAGGATTTTTAGGATCGTAGGGTCTACCGGCCATGATTGCTCCTGAACTTCGAAAAAGTATCACACTCCAAAAGGATGAGGGAGCGCCTTTCTGCGTCTTCTAAACGGAAACGCTCCCACTCCTACAGGACGCGGAAGATTCTTGGCGTTCCACGCAGCCAAGGCTAGCGCATCTGCCAAGTCGTCATGGTATCCGTCTCGGCCTTCAATCTTTCCGTCTTCTTCTCGGATGTGCATCAACTGCTGAACGGTTGGCAAATCTGTCAAAGTCAGTCCGTCACCGTCCACTAAATACCTAAGATGACTATAAACTTGAGTCTTCTTGCCTACTGAGGAGCGACCTCCTGTCATCTTGAAGTGGTCTCCGGTCTGCGGATCGAACCACAAAGGCACACCCATCTCTCGAATCTTCTGGATTACAACGGGTCCGCCACCGCCTGTGTTGTATTCACACAGCACCCTGGCCTTGTTGTAGTAGTAGGAAAGCTCTCCGAGTCTCATGGCAAAGTCCTCGGGGGTTCTCTTGTTCGTAGTAAACGTCGCTACAAGCTCTCCATCCTCACTCAAAACCTGTGCAACTGCGTAATCATTGCCTGTTCCCCAACTCGGGTCGGCTCCAATCGCATAAGCCATTCCAGACTTTGGCTGTTGATGGATTCGAAGTTCCTTAGAAAGGTCCGGTGGTCGCAAAGTGCAGACAACTTCGTTCAGGTACGCGACATCAAACCACGAACCGCTGACCTCCATGAAGCCTTCTTCAACGGTAAGGGGGTACTCCTTCCGAAACCTGTCCGCACCAATACCGTCCGCGCCACGGATCTTCTGATTCCGCCAGTACAACTGGTTGATACTAAGGTCGTGCAACTGCTTGAGGTCCCACTCTTCTTGCGTGGGCTCCCAGTCTCTTGGCGGCTGAAGGCTGTACGCATGATGATCAGCCCAACGAAAGAACCGAAAGCAAGCATTTGGATCATTCTGTGCATCGAGTACCTTCCTGTGAAATAGATTACCGGGTCCGTTTGGTGTAGACGTGACAAAAATACTTTTGTGTGGCCCGTCATGGAGCGTAGAGGTCACTGAGGCCCACACGTCGTCGGCATTCGGCCAGAAGGCTACCTCGTCCGCGTGCAGCCGCTGAAAGGTAAATGAACGACCGTGCCCTCGACCACCAGCAGTCAGGCATCGGAACATCACACCCGTGTCGGAGAACTCCATCTCCTTTCGGTTCGACCTCGCCATCGGTCTCTTCATCACACTCGGAAGACTGTCGTGGAAATACTTCAGCCTTCGGAAGATGGAATCCGTCGCATCGTGGTCGTTCGCAACAATCAATGTCCGTACAGGATCGGATGCCCAGTACCCATAAGTAAAGTTCCAGGCACAACCCACTGTCGTGTCGCCAATCTGACGTGGCTTGCAGTGAACAATTGTCTGGTGACCCTTGATAAAGTCAGACAGAGCAATCTGCTGCTCTAAGAATGGCTCGTTGAAGAAACGCTCCATACCCTTGTTGTCAATAATCTTCAGTCGACTGATAAACTCAACAGGGTCGTTGCCCAAAGCCATCAGGCGATTCACCATCGCGGTGGACACACCTTTCATTTCAACTTCCGAACAGACTTCCAACCGGCTGAACCAGCATTCACTTGCAGCCACTCGACGATAGCCGTGCTTGTTTCTTCCTTATCCTCGGGTTGCAAAGTCTTACCTGTGATCTTCGCGTACAGATCCATGATCTTCGTGTCCCCTTCGCGCATCATTGTCCTCATTTGGTCCCAAAATAGCGCATCTAAGCCCTCAATATCCTCTTTTGACATCGTTCTGGGAAGCGGAAATCCACCGTAAAACCACCCATTGAACCCCTTAATTTCGACCCATTCGTTCCATTCTTTCATGGAAAAGGCCTCTTTTCGGAAGAAATCATGGGTTCTGGCCGACTTGATCCAATCTCTTAAGTACCCAAGACCCTGCTCTTCACATGTAATAGCAATGGCTTGCATCACTTCCATTCGATCTGTAGGCTTGAATCCTACAAGCTCTTCTGCCTCACGTTTTATGACCTCGCTCGGCTCCGATTTTACAAGCTGTCCGTTCAATAAAGCAGACACAGGCTCGCCATCAAAAACAAGAGGCTTCTCTTTTACATCTTCCATGTTCCCAAACTACCGGAAATGTCACGATTTGTCACGGAGTGGGTGCATAGTTTGCACCATGTGATAGCCTTCCGGTGGAGGTAAACCAAAATGGTAAACAAAGTATTTCTTCTCGGTAACCTCGGTGCCGACCCTGAACTCAAAACTGGTAAAAGCGGCTCGTCCTACTGTCGCTTTTCCGTAGCAACCACGTCTGTTTCGCGTGGGGAAAAGAAAACAGAGTGGCATCGCTGCACTGCTTTCGGTAAAACCGGCGAAGCTCTCGCCAAATACTGTACTAAAGGTCAAACGGTCTTCGTTGAAGGTCGTATCGAAACCCAGAAGTACACAGACAAGAATGGTCAAGAGCGCTCCAACACTATGATTGTTGCGTTCACCGTCCAGTTCTTGGCTAAAAACGCCAAGCAAGGCGCTTCTCAAGGCAACTCCTATAAGAAACCACAAGCTTCGTACACACCCGAATCTGTTAATGTAGATGACGACTGGGACGAAGAAGTTCCCTTCTAAGGAGATACAATGCCAACTGCTAAGAAACCAAAAGCGCCAGCTAAGAAACCAGCTACCAAGGCAAAAGCAAAGGCTCCTGCTAAGCCAAAGGCCAAGGCTGCTCCTAAGAAAGTCGAAAAGTCTCCAGCCTGGAAGGCAATTCACTCGTCAGAGAATGACACTTGGCGCACACCAAAGCCTTTGTTCGACCGTCTCGACCGTGAGTTTGGATTCGGACTCGATTCTGCTGCTCTCAAGCACACCGCTCTTGTCGATAAGTACTTCGGACCAGATCACGAAGATTCGTCACGGCAAGATGCTCTTTCGGTCGATTGGGACGCTGATGTCGTCTACTGCAATCCTCCTTACGGTCGCAAAGTCGGTGACTGGGTCAAGAAAGGTTGGCAAGAGTCACTCAAGGGCAAGACGGTTGTCATGCTTGTTATGGCTTGTACCGATACCATTTGGTGGCACAACTGGGCTTGGAAGGCTGACCAGATTCGTCTGATGAAGGGTCGTGTGCCTTTCCGTCGTGAAGATGGGTCGAAAGCATCAAGCGCTCCGAAAGGTTCGGCAATCTTGGTCTTTAGACAAGGCGATGGGAAGAACCACAAGAAGTACATCTCTTGGGTGTTTGACAAGTACGATGAGTGAAAAGCCACCTGGCGAATGTGAAATCGAAGGATGCAAAAGGCAGTCCGCAGTCGTTGTCAATCGACAAGGGCAATGGAAAGCTGTGTGTGTCTATCACAACGCTCCAAAGCACTGGAAGCTCAAAGATGACTTTGAGGTAAACACAACCTTGTTTGGCTCAAAGCAAGAAGGGTAAATGCGTTATCATTCCTACAAGACGATGCGCGAGAAAACACCCAAGCTCTATACATTCACAATCCGACTGGCTGTCGAGTCTTATGACGTCGAAGACGCATTCGCTTGTGTGATTGAAGAGCTACAACACAACCCTGCAAGTGTGCTCGACGATGTCGTCTACGATGTCACCGAACCAGGACCAAACTTCGATCCATTCTATATGGACAAGCTTGGACTGAACGAAGACTCAGAGGTCATTTGGACTCTGGAAACCGCAGAAGACTAAGCAATAGGAGCAACCATGTACGGTTCATACGGAAGCAAAGGCGGAAAGAAAACCCCAATGAAAAAGACCAGCTACGGAACTGGTAAGAAGAAAAAAGGTAAGAAGAAATGAAAGAAGAAGTAACTAACGAGATGGTGCATCTCGCTGAAGGTTTTTTCCTGCAAGAGCGTGACGACGGTACGTTTGCACTCCTTGAGGACAATGAAGTGGTCGCTGAAGGCGAAACCGTGCTTGAGGCACTGGAAGCGCTGGAAGTCAGTCTTGAGCTTCGCATGGTCCAGGCAACGATGTCTTGGCTCCAAGCAAGTGTTCCAGAAGAGGGATACCAAGTCTGATGGCTACGATTGTTCGAACAGCGGCGAAAACGGTCAAGCATATGACCGACATCTCAGATGAGCTACTCGTTAGACTTCGTGATTCTCTTGTTCTTATCGATCACCCTCAAGCAAACAGAGTTGTTGTTGAGGTGAGAGTAAAGCAGGTCTTCGATGAAGAAGCGCCTGAAGATTCGTAAGTGGGCAAAAGAGTTCGCTAACCAAAGGACTCGACACGACAGACCTTATGTTGACTGGGTCTGTGCTGACCACCACGATGTCATTCACAAGTTCTTAGATGAGCTTGAGACCAAAGCAGGGACGAAGGACTTCGTCTCTGTTCTTGGTATGTGGCCTGACGCTAAACTCGCTCAACAGTTTGGCCTTGAGGTCTATGAGGTCGTCAATGCACGCAGAATCATCACTGCACCACCGATGACTTTGTCTAAAGAGCGCTACGTTGAGAAGATTGTCGGACCTTTGGTGCGTGTCATGGTCAAGCTTGGCGACAAAGAGCGTGCCTACGACGTTCGTCGATGGGCTGCTGGTTTGCGTCCAAGGCAAGCTAAGAAGTGTCGTTGGCGCTCTATTGGTGTCGTATGGTGGCAAATCTCGTCCAATGACCCGTTAGACACGCTCGACTCCAACCGTCTGCAAGGCAAGAACTGCTCTACTTGTAGATATTGGAGAGGTATGGATAACCTTATGGATAAGTCCAACAAAAGGCACACAGGAGCTTGGTGTGTAAGCAGAGACAGCGTCCGCAATGCAATTGGTCGCGACTGGCTGGTAAAGCATGGTGGAACAATCGGCAGAATGGCTCATCCTTGGCATACAAACTGTCCTGCTTGGGGTCCGCTAAACTTCTCGCTCAGAAGGCGTCTACAGAAGCCTAAGCGTAGAAGCAATGGTCCTATTGCTTGGGTGTCGACGATTACGCACGCTCATTACTCTCCAGAGCCTTTGCCGATACTCGATGGTGGTTTGAAGCTGGTGAAGATGCCTGAGTGGCTTGAACTGATGAGTGCGATGCGTCACCGCTCATAACTCTCTCTTCTCTCTCTGCTACTCCTCTATATCCTTCATCATTTTGGGTTACCCCCCCCACCACTCGGCCTTCACATTTCTGGCTACCCCTCCCCCCCCATGGGGCCCAGACAGACCACCCCACCCCCCCCACCGGGGCGGCGGTGCGCGGGAAAGCGATCGGGGTCGGTCCCCGTCAATGGCCCCCCTCCTCTATTGGGGGCTCTCTATCTCTACAGGTCCCCCCCCTCTATCGGGGGCCCTTCATTTTTGCTGCTCCATTCGGTCGGTCCTGGGTTGGGGTTGGTGGTCAATCGGTTGTCTTGAATATCAAGTAACAAGCCCCACCAATGTAAGCAACACGAATACAGCAAGAAAAATAAAAAACGATGGACAGGGAGCCTGACCCCCCAAAAACATCAAATAAAAATGCATTTTATTTTGCTTTTGTTTATTCAATGATTCCAACCATTTAGAAACACCCCATGCCCGCAGTCTATCGAATAGCTGTAAACCCTTGTTTTTATTGAGGTTTCATTCAAACAGGCTTCCCGTCCATCGGTTTGCAAGTGTAATCACCTGGTTTACATTGTCAGGGCCAGGAGGGAAACACCCCAACGGCAAACGCTCTTTCAACTATCTACATGACCCACACCCCAGCCGGTTCCCCACCTCTAATGAGAGGCGCAGGACAGGTAGCCTACCAGGCGGCACCCCTTTCTATAGGTTCAGTGCTTGGGATAGGGCCCCAGACCTGGGGGGATCGCATTCAAACGCGGCAAACCAGGCCCCCACCGGGGGAGGATAGGAACGATCTTTGACATCACCACATAGAATCTGGACACGTCAAGCCGGGTGCCGCTTTCGAGCGGGGAGACCGGACTGAGTTAGGAGTGAAAGCCCACCCCCTGGATCAACAGGGGAGCCCCCTTAGCGGGGGGACGTAGGTGGACTGAAGTTGAGCTTGCCAAGTAGCGAGGGTGGGTGCCTGCAAGGGGACCCCGCGCCAAGGAACCGCAAGCAAGAGACCGATCCGTGGGGCGAGCGATCTTGCCAAGACCCCCGAATAGCCTGGACGTGTAGCAGTGAACGACCCCCACGCCCCGATGACGGGCGACCCGCGCCAAGTCCGAGTAGGCCACGCGCCGGTCTGGCACCCTGAGAGACCGTGGGGGGGACAACCTAACAAAGGAGGCAAACCATCAGGCCCCCCATTCGTGGGGGGTTCTGACGGGCCTAATCAATGCACGGGCATTCCGCGCGTGGATTGTTCCGGCCTGACAGCCAACAACCCCTGACAAAGGACCGACAATCATGGCAACTTTCATCAAAATCGTTGACATCCTCGAAACCGAGGGCCTGTTCCACATTATCAATGCCGACACGCATCACGGCGTGGGCGAGTCATTCGACACAGGCACGCAAGCGGAGTCTTTCCTGGTAGACGAGGGCTTCACGCATGACCCCGCAACCAACCTCTTCATCCGCAGCTAATACACAACCCGCCCAAGTTATCCATAAACAATCCATATAGTTATCCATAGGAGACATCCATGTCTAAAGCAGAACAAGTCCGTAAGATCGTCAAAGCCCTCCCCGTAGCTTCCAGCCCCAAGCAGGTCAAGAAAGACGTGCGTGCAGCAATGCGCGAGGTCTACGGCCCGGAGTGGTTCACGAGCGACCGAACCAAGGGTGTGTTCACCCGCGTGAAGGAGGCTTACATCGCACGCAACCAGTAGGCAGGGTGGGATTAGGCCCTGTGCGTCCACTGCCCGCAGGGGTGGTGGGGTTCCCGAATACAAGTGAGGCAACCGTGAACAAACTCTTGACCTGTGCAAGGTTTAGCGCATTCTACGTCGGCATGGCGTTTTTCCCCGTCATCGTGATCATGTCCATCAATGTCTGGATTGACCCCGGCATGCCATGGGCAAAAAACTGGGGTCCACGCTGTGACCTGGCCTTTGCCTGCTGGGCTGCACTGTCAGCCTATGCCGCATATCGACTCAACACAACCGACAACCACTAACCCCATCGGAGGCAACCTATGGCAATCGCACTAAGTGTGCTCTATGCACTGACGCTACCCCTAACCCTTACCTGAGCTTAGTCTCTATTGATCCAAGGATCTATATGTACGTACACAAACACCATATAGATCCTTTATTGAGTAGAGAGTAAATAGGATCTAATAGGATCCGCAACCCGAGGCAACCATGAGCAGCAAGAATATCTACCTCGTGAAAAGGACCGACCCCGGTGGCTACGATTCATACGATTCGTTCGTCGTCATTGCGACCGATGAACTCGAAGCCCGCTACACCTACCCCGGCCCCTACCACAGGTGGGATGACCGCTTGGGCCACACCACTTGGGTGTTTGTCTACCACGACGGGAGCACTGAACCATGCGGCCCGAGCCGGTGCTGGGTTGACGACCCGGAACAACTTGAGGTGACCAAGATCGGAGTCGCTGACTCCACACCCGAAGACCCTGTAATCCTTGCCAGCTTCAACGCTGGCTAACCTAAGCGAGGCAACCATGAGTGAAGAAAACACACGCTACATCGACGTATCCATGACCTGGGAGGACTCAGTGCGCGAGCTACTGAACCTTCTCCCACACCTGACCCGAGAGGGGGTAGAGGATGCACGTCGCCATATCATCCACGCTGCCAAGATGGCAGACCTTTACGTCCAGATGATGGAGGGGGAAGCGGTTGAGGTTCGGGTGGCAGAGGCAACGACCTCGCGATTGGAGATGGCGGTTAGGTCAGATCCCGATCCTCGAATCATTGAAGGAGGTGAGTGATGGCAGACAAAGGCATCGGCATTGGACAGTGCGAAAAGCATGGTGAGTATTTCAAAGATGCACACGATAGCCCGTGTCCCTCATGTGAAGACGAAGAAGAAGAGGGGTGAAACCAATGAAACGCCAACCACTAAACAAACCCCGGTGCAAACACTGCGGCGACTGGGGCCACCTCGACAACGGCAAAGCATGCAAGCAATGCCCAACCACAAGAAGGAACCAATGAGATTCAGAGAATACATCAACGGGGGAGACGTTGTCCTCGACATCGAGCCGGGGGAAATCCTCGAACACCGTAAATGGGAGCCAAGCGAGGAGGGATACGACGCGCAGCATGTGTCATGGGAAGCATGCGAGCAAGGCATCACCCGGACCTGGTCTACCTGGGGAAGGGACTGCGACGGCGACATTGGTTCGCAGAGTGTGCAGTTCTGCCCCTGGTCCAAGATAAAAGCGAGGACCTGCCGACGTCTCGTCGGTGAGACCTGGGTGGAAGACGAGGAGGTTGACTGGAAAGGCAACGTCAGAAAAGTCGCATACTGTGAACAGCAGTTTGAAGACGACCCAGGCTGGCCGGAGTGGGAGGAGGAATCCCGCGAGCACTACGACCAGTATGCTCAAGCCATGGGCTACTGACCCGTGACATTTCGTGACAAGACATAGTCACACTGCGACAGTATAAACAAACAGCCAACACTGGAGGCAACCATGATGGAGCGAGACTACTGCGACGAATACACCTGGGCTCGATTCGCTGACGCATACGAACGACCCTGGCCCGAGGATCACCCCCGGTGCGAGGAGTGTGACAAGCACCTAACCGAGGAGGAAATCAGCGACAGCAAGCCCTCAACGTACACTCCAGGTGCCGACTGGTCATACATCTGCGACGACTGCGGCGTAGTCTGCGACTCATGCGGCACCAAAGTGTGGTTCGAGTACGTCGCCCTGTCTGTGGAAAATGTCAGACGTGGACGACCCAACGAGCAAGTGACCTGCATCTGTGATGAATGCATCACGGAGCTTGACGATGAAGAGATAGAAGAACTCAAAGCATACCGACATCCCGTGTCGGCTGTCAGGGAAAGCGCGGAGAAGGCCGTCTAACGGCGGCCAGGGGTGAGGGTAGGGCTTGACCCTGCTCTCACTCCAACCCTGGCTTAGACACGAGACCACGCCCAGCAATGGGCATTCAACCCCCAACAAGAGAGGCAACCATGTTCAACCACAATCAAAAAATCAACCGAGCCGGGACCGCAATGGCCCGAGCATTCCGACAAGCAGCCGAGGAGCTTATCGTTCAGCGGGAAAGCGGAAAGATTTGGGAACCCAGGGACCTGGGCCTGAAGCGATTCACCTTCAACGGCACAGCCATCGGAGGACTGATGCTTGCCAAAGGATTCAATGCACCTCGCATTGCAGTGACCAACGGTCAGATTGCACTCGACGTGATTGGAAGCGAGCGCCACGATGAATGGCTTGACACCACAGCCGATGTCCACTCGGCTGCTGGACCCTCATGGGAAAAGCAGACAGTAGGCATCAACCCTGAAACCATCAAACAACACTGCTGGGATCTTCATGTGCTGGACCATGAGAAGTGTGGCGTGAACGCTGTACTGCTCAACGCTGCACTCAAGTGGGTGGGCACCGGACCCATCACCATCAAGCAGAAGCCAACCGATCCACTCGGACCAATCCTTGTCGAGAACATGGAGAGGCTCGTGAGTGCAGTGGTCATGCCATGTCGGCTTGACTGAAACAATCCGCGCCGGGATAGCGCCCCGGCTAATCAGGGTGGTGCCCTGATGAAGAAGCCGAGTAGCTGCGGCAAAATACAACCCCGGACCTCGTGAGAGGTCGGCGCGGGTAGCGTCGTAAGAGGGCATGCCGGAGGCGAAAGCCGGTGAAAGCTAACTCTCACTACCCCCACCACTAACAACAACAACGAGGCAACCATGACAAGATACAAAGGAACCGGCGGCGTTGGACTGCGACAAGAGAACGCGCCAAGCGAGTGGGTAGACAAGGTGTCCTACCTTTACATCGCAGAGCTTGAGAACCTGCCCGACCAAATCGGGTGCGAGCAACTGCAACAATGCTACACGACGTGGCCTGTCGATGGAGAGCCAAGCCCCGTGGCCAGGTTTGAAGTGGTCCACAACGTGGACTCAGACCAGGCCGCCCTCATGCTGTGGGGTAAGGCCTTCCTCAAAGGATGGACCAACCACGACACAGCCTGGTTCGTCACTCATTCATACCGACTGCCGCACTTCTTGTCAGCCGAAGGAGGTGAGGAATGAAAGACAACTACGTTTACGTCCTGGTCAAACTAAACCTGAAGCCAGGACAGAGTGAGGATTCTGTGCAGGAAATCGTCAGTGAGGCAGACTATTCGTTTGCTCACGAGCAGATTACCGAAACAGAAATCATCGACATCCACGACATGCAGGTTGGAGGTGAGGAATGACTAAGCCATCACCACTTGAGCAAATCGTAGCCAGGGCACTGGCTCACTGGCTGAAGGAAAACAAAGCGTCCCAACGTAAAGGTGAGAGCGTCCCAAAAGACAAACGCAAACAGTTGGAATCCTTATGATGTTGAAAACAAAACGTCCCAACGTGATGCGGTCAGCGTCCCATCAACAAACCAAGCGTCCCAAGGTCGGCGGCCAACCGGCTGGAATCATTCGGTTCCTGTTTGGTCAACGTCCAAAGGGAGAGGCGGAACGAAATCTAAAGTTCTCTTCTCCCCCCAGACCCCCCTCTACTCTCAAAAGCTATTAGTAGATAATTAAATTATAATTATAATATAAAGATCCAATGGTCAATGAATAAGATCCAATACCAAATGATAGAGACCCCCTTGGAAAGCCAAGCCCACCCGGTTTGGGACGTGATGGCCTATGCTTTCATTGCTGTCGCACTGCTAACAACGGTGCTGTCAATGAGGGACTGAGAGCCTGCCGAAAATAAAATAAACTTTTTCTGTCCGCCAAGACCGACTGGCGGCGTCTTCTAAAACAGGAAGCACAAAGCTACCGACACAACAACAACACCGAGAGGCAACCACCATGATGGAAGTAATCAACCTTCATCCGCTATCTGACGAACAAGATCCATACGGAGAGTATCAAGTCGAACCACTTGCAAGGCTTGAGTATTGGATCGAAGGGAAGCTCAAGCAGAAGCTGGACCCCAACGACCTAATGAAAACCTGCGGCGGGGTGCCTGCAACCAGGGAAGAAATCGCCCTACTCCGTGAGGCATACACCGCTTGCTTGAGGAAGGACCTGGAACGAGCAATCTTCCTGGCCCGTGAGTACGAGCAGCTTGATCCCTATGGATTCTATGACGAGGACTTCTGGGCAATCAAGTTCCCCGACCTTGTCTTTGTTCAACCAATCCCCAACCAACTCAACAACTAAGAGGCAACTATGAGACTTGAGATTGATTTTATTCTTCAACGCGATGACTACGACGGCATCATTGAGATGGCTGGCTACGGCATCAAATACTGGGCATCCTACATGTGCTCAGAGGATGATGGCTGCCACTTCACGGACCCTGAGTACGGTGACGAAAGAGAGTCTACAGACTTCTTCATCACACCCTCAGACGTCGAGCGAGCAATCGGTGAGTTGTTCTTGAAGCGACCATTGAACGGCTACTACATGAGCGCCATCGATCAGTTGGTGCTCAAAGGTGAGTCAAGCGATGTTGGCTCCGACATTGCGGACGCTATCATCCAACAGGCTTGCTTTGGTGAGGTGATCTATGGGTGAGAACCAAGTTCAGGAAGCAGTCCGAAAGAGTCTTGTGAAAGCCAACGAGGTCATCATTGGCAGGGAGGTCATCAACTGGACTATCCCTGTCCCTGATGACAGCGGCAACGTGTGCCTTGTGATGATCCTCAAGTGGGTAAAAGAGCAAGGCAGTGACACACTGAGACCGTCACCAGGGTGGACAATCACAACGGTGATTGACCCCAACGGAACGGTCTTAGTCACTCGAACAGATTAGCTGTGACATATCGTGACAACTCAATAAGTGTAGCCGTGCTACATACAATAACATTGGAGGCAACTATGGAAGCTGAGAAGAAACCTGAGCAAGTGATTGCGAGCTTATTGAACCCTGGGACTGAGGTCTACTCACTCATGGTTCACCCCAACGGAAGCGTCACGATTACACTTGGTGTTCGCGACCAGGGGTATTCATTCAACGACAAGACCCAATTGGATGTGGTCGGAGAACTGCACGAAGAACTCAAGGCTTGTGGGTTTGAGTTCAAAGCTCACACGACGTGGGTTGAAACTCCGAGTGGCGACGTTGGATACAGCATACCGGAGTGGACTGCCCTTAGTGACGAGGAGCGCCTGCCCATGGACATCAGCCGTTGGGGTTCGTACTACGAGAAGTGGACAGAGTGCAATGACCCTCGTGCCCCTTGGCATTCGACTTGTGTGTACCTGTTTGTAATCTACAACAACCTCGACCGACCCAACAAAAAATCCTAACCATTCAACGGAGGCAACCAATGAATAGAGAGAAACTACCTGATAAAGCAGCGATGTGGACACCGACCACATCCAACGAGAAGACCGGGCCAGTGCCCACCATGTACGTCGGACGGACCCGAGAGGAGAGTCTGTCAAGCTGCATCGGATGCAAGCAACTGGAGGACAAGACTTGCTATGCTCAGTTCGGCACGCCAGCAATCGGCCACTCGTCAATCATGAATGCATCCAAGAGAGGCAAGGACTACAGCCTGAAGCGAGCACTGAAGGAGAGCAAGCGCGTTGCAAAGATGGCTCGGTTTACAGGCACGGGTGACCTGACTGCAATGACCGATAAGTACATGCAGAAAGCACTCAAGGCCGTGAAGGCCTTTGGTCTTGCACCAGTCGGCTACATTCACATGTGGCGAGAGAACAAGCAGTGGGCCGGTGTGTTCATGGCGTCTTGCGATGACATCAGCGAGGTTGACGAGGCGCTGGAGGCAGGGTTCAGGGCAACGGTAGTGCTACCCCCCACCCACACCGAGCGCGAGTTCACAACGCCAGGAGGGGCCAAGGGGATTGTCTGTCCTGCCATGGTGGCAAAGGACATGGGCAAAAGCTTGACCTGCAATGACTGTCTGTTGTGTGACGGCTCTCGACCTGGGCCAGTGATTGGATTCCCCAACCACGGACCCAAGCACCGACACTTGCGGCAACCAATCAAGAGCAAGAAGAAATCAGGATGGAGGTCCGTTGAACTGAAGCGGGCTTCAATCGAAGACTTAGACATCTAACCAACACGCCAAGGAGGCAACCAATGAAAGGCAAATACCCATGGAGTCTCGAAAAGAGGCAAGAGAACCACCATGTCATAAAGCGTTCCAGGGACTACCTACCCATGATAGCTGACGTGTACGGCACGGACGCAGAGGCACGGCTCATTGCATCAGCACCGAATCTCTTGGCTGTGGTCGAGAGACTTCAGGAGTGGGCGGAGTCAAAGACATCCGACTGGTTCGATGATCTCCAAGCCAACAACGTACACCAGGCACCCAATCTCTCGGAGATTATTCAGGCTGCAAACGAAGCAGTGGCCGAAGCCAAAGGGGGTGAGTGATGGGAACGAAGTACGTCGTTGAGTTTGAGGCTGAAATGTACATCCGGGTGAGGGTAGAAGCCGACACCCCAGAGGAAGCCATGGACCGCGCTCAGGAACTGGTCACGGTTGAGGGGCGCCACGAAAGCCTTTGTGTTGAGGTTGGGTACACTGCCGACTTGTTGGAGGTGTACGCCGGGAACTGTAGCGCCGAGCGTTGGGAGGTGAGTGATGACTGACGATCAAATGAGACAGGCCTTCCGCATATTGCTTGACCTATGGGAGGAAGCAAAGGAACAACAGGACAACTACGAACGGACCAACGACTACATGGATTGGTTGAGTCAGACCATGCAAGAGGCCCCATCAATGAACGACGGGGGTTTCAAATGAACCATGACAACAAGTACTCAACAGCATGGGACCAACCATTCAAGATTGAGTGGAGGTGTGCCAAGGAAGTGCTGGAGCCTGGTGAGAAAGCAAGGAGTCTTTACGAGCCAGTGATCGAAGCCATTGTTCGACGGAAGCAGCGGGAGATGAGGGAGGCGAAAGGCGATGACTAAAGTGTACTTGGTACAGTTCAACGTGGGTTCAGAAACCTATGCGAAGGTGTGCCATTGGCTACCGCAGGGAGGAGACGAGAGGAGCTTGGCTGACATGCTGCTCAGGTTCATGGTGGACCTGTACCAATCATCCATCAAGCCACGCTTCACCAGTCCAACAATCCTTGCCAGTCGGTGGGTTGTGTGGTCCTGCCAACAACAGGATCGAATGCGACCGTTGAGCGTAGACAACATTGGTGTAGTCTCAAACGAACGGTATGTGTTTGCAGACTATGTGTTCGATGTGAACTGCGACAACCTGGGGCCGCTTACCAACCTGCCGGACGTTCGATGCACCCAGATAAATCACAACGGAGGAAAGAATAAAACCATACAACTTCAACCATTTATCATGTACCGACAACTCATGATGGAGGAGAAAACAGAACCGATGATCGTAGAAGACAGCATGGTGTGACATGCTGTGACATTTGATGACAACTGAACATAAACAATATGGTTACCATGTAGCCATGGAGGCAACAAACATGGGACAAACTATTTCCCCTGAAGACATGACTGATGCGCTTATTGTGGCGCTCGGTAAACTTATCAACGACAAGACGTTCAAGGCTGCTCGCTCCAAGCTGGAGCCTGGTAGCTATGACGTGCCAGTGCTTATCCATGGCAACCTTCAGGTTGACGTGGCTGAGGACTACAGCCGCAGGGGTACGAGCCGTATCCCCTACACCGTGGTCATTGCCTTGCTGCTCAAGCATGCAGGCTACACCAAGCAGTCCTCGGTGCGTACCCTTACCAAGCTGTTTCGTGAGGCTCACGAGATGGAGAAGGATGCAGCCAAGCTCCTCATGCAGGAGTGTGGACTGACTGAGGCAGTCACCACGGTGCAGAAGCTTGTGGCAGATTCGCTTCCACCCATCCACGCCAAGGGTGTGGTCAAGGTTCAGAGCGAGGGCTTGGTAGTCGAGCAACGTGAGTTGACTCGATCCGAGGCTGCGGCCTTGTTTCCTACTCCCCCTGCGCCACCCGAGCGTAAGCTCCAACCACGCAAAGAAGGAGGTGAGTGATGGCAGCCCATCGAGTTGGTGTTTGTCCAGTGATTGATATGCACAAACCTACGAGGTTCAGGCTGCACGAGCAGCCTGGATTCGAGCACTGGAAGCGCGTTAGCTGGTATTCCCAAGGAATCTTCATTGCCCTGTATAAGTTCGGGCATGTAAAAATCCCCTGTGTTTTGAAAGACCGCAACCGGATGCGGTCCCGCCTTCAGAACGTCGTAAACAACCGAATAATCTTGGACCCTGGCTTGGGATTTATGACGCATTGGGACCGGGATTTTCAGTACATCCACGGGCGAATCTATAAGCTTGAAACCTTAAAGACCGTCTCGCTGGAAACGGCGAGAAGAAAATGTTGGTGGGCAGAAGCTCACAAGGGAGGTGAAGAATGAGAGTCTATTGCGTTGAGACGAACATCTGTGACCCTTACGTCCAGTACTTCAGGTCACACGTTGAAGCCAGAAAAAGAGCGGTCCAGAGGATTCGAGACTTTGTCCAAGAGGAGCGCAAGTACAACAAGAGCTTTCGGCTGGCAGAGGTTGCGTATGACCTCTCCATTCAGATCAAGGCATGCACTGTTGCTAAGGCTGACAAGCAAACGATTGTCACGCTGCTCAACAAAGATGAACTGTCGATGGAAGAGCAAGTCGTTGAAGAATGGAACCCACAACAGAAGTGGACAAAACACAACAAACAAAGAGGTGAGTAATGAAGACCTATCATATTGAACTGGAGCACACGGTGTTTGTGGTGATGGAGGTTCAGGCCGACTCGGAGAAGGAGGCTATCGAACTGGCTCATCTACACAGCGCTCCCCAGGAAATGATTTCATCAATCGAGTTCGAGGCTGACGAACCATCCATGGTTGTCGAGGTGTACCACGGCGGAACCTGCGACGGGGGTCTGGTCACTCAGTGTGAGGAGGAGTAGTGAAACAGACAGTCAAGCGAGGCCGAGGCAGGCCGAGCATGAGGCACCTAACGTGCAGCGTGAGGGGCTGTAATAAGCCGCACCGATCGAAGGGCCTGTGCTCAAGTCACTACCAAAAGCATATACGAAAACAAAGAAAGGAAAGACAGACCGAACCGAGTGAAGACTTCTTGATTGATTGCATCGACATGAAGCAAAAGATGTCAGAGGTTGAATTTATGTACAACAAAAGATTGGAGGCAATCATGGCAAAGAAAGATAAAAAGAGCAGCCCAAACAAGGCTTACACAAACGATGAGGTCCTGGCTATTCTTCGGGCTGTGGACAGAGTTGAAAAGAGCCCTGGCCCTGGCGTAAAGACTAACCCAAAGAACATGAAGTTTTGGGAGGAGGTGGCCACTATTCTGTGGCACGATTCAGATTACCATCGAGAGGCAGGGGCGCTTAAGTCTTGGTACAACAAAAGACAACGGGAGCAGCGGGAAAGCGATACCAAGCCCGGTGGGCCGTTGGCAGAGAACTACAGCCAGATTGGCCATGAGGTGCAGGATATGCGAGATGACATCTCCGAGATCCTCACCGAAATGGCAGGCATTCGTGAGTTCAGGGAATCAGTCGTTGCATCGGTAGATGACATCCGTCAAACCCTTCGCGACATCTGTGACCTATTGACCGCAGGGAGGTGAGTGATGCCACGACGCAAGAGGACACCAGAACAACAGGACTACGTCATTCAACAGGTGACGAGTTCAATGGGGCCGATCCGAAACCCAGGGGTAGCCAGGTTGCTGTTGGGTGAGCCCAAAGTAAAACCGTATTTGTGTGAGCACTGTGAGGCGGTAATGAGCAAGACGGGCAGGCTGCCAGCGATGAACGACCGATACAGTTGGGCGCACTGGATAGGCTGGAGTGTAGGTGAGTACGGGGTGCAGAAAGTCCACTCCCTGGGCTTGGATTCATCCTACGGTCAGTGCTGCGTTGATTGCTTCAAAATCTTTGAGCAGTGGCAAAAAGAGTACGAATCAGAAGGAGGCGACAATGAAGACAGAGTTTAAGCTTGAGGACATGAACAGCATCGAGCTAACCAACTTGCAATGGCTGGCTGTAATGACTGGCCTACAAAGACAGGTGGCTTTCCTAAGAGGAAAGAGCCGATTGGATGAAGACATCCAGCGGAACCTTGATATTATCTGGGCAATCCGTGCAACCATCTTTACCGAGGAGGAACTCAAAGATGTTCCCGACGTTCGAGCGCCAGCAGATTGACAGCCAAGCATTGGAGGCGGCGCATGCTGAAGGCATGCGTGCTTTGAAGAAAGCAAAGGCTAACGGGTCGAGTGGACCAGAGGCTGCTCGGATTGCAGAGATAGAAAAAAACAAAACATATCGAACACTTACCGGGAACAACATTCCTGGTTTCCAAGAGGAGGCAACTGTGGGACTATCAAATCATGATGCCATCGGCTTAGCTGAGGGCTTTGTAGAGGGGAGTGATGAGGAGCGCATCCGTGCTTGGCAACACTTGATTGACACTGGGCTTGCTTGGCAACTGCAAGGATCGTTTGGGCGAACAGCTATGAACCTGATTGAATCAGGCATATGCTCACCACCCAAGCCCATGTCTATCAACTAACGGTTGCGTGCCCAGCCGGTCCCTCTTGACTCTTGTGTTCGTGCCTTTGCATATCGCTCAAGAATCTTGACGGCCCTGGACCTGGACTTCTTTGTGTCTCTTCTCTCAATCGTTCTTACGTTGGCAAAGTCAGACGACTTCTGTCGCCTTGTCTTTCTGCAAATACGATAGGCAAGCGCAGCGTCTGATGACGAAAGAAGAACACGGAACAACGGTCCATCTTGATTGTAGAGCATGTCTGACAATGAACGGATGTCATCCGGCAAGACCTGCAAGTCTTCCAAGACCTCGTCATCAAAGTCATCCCAGTCAAGAGCTTGGTCAATGAATGATGCGGATGCCCTGCGCCAACCAGTCTTGATTGGCCATGGTCTTCGAGGAACAACGGAGAGGTAACAACCAATCGCAGACTTTTGTGTCAGCCCACAGAACTCTCTCAATGCCCTGGTAATTTCCGCACGAGAGAAGCCGTCGAGCTTCATCTCTCTAACAATATCCTGATGCTCACCCTTCCAGAGACGACGACCCATGAGACGATCCACTATTAGAAATGCAGAGTCCCGAGCGATCAATGTCGCTGACGGAACAGATGTGCCAGCAGCACCCTGGCATTATGGCGCAGTCCAGACGTGGCTGTCCTGGCGCAAGGTTCAACAAGAGGTGGGCGATAGCATTGTCCTCAAAGACTTTGCGGCAGATTGTAGCAGCACAATGGTGCGTGTGGTTGCTTTGCTGTCTGGCTTGAACAAAGGTTCTGGTTCGTTCGATGCCGTACACAAGTGGTGCATTGAGATTTCTGCGTCTTGGAAAGAGAGAGGAGTGCCGTATGAGATGTGGTTACTCGCCAGACCAGACGGAACCATTGGAGCAAAAGCTAAATCAACACTTGGCGACAAAGGACAAACTGTATAGTGTATGCATACACGAGGAGGCAATCAATCATTGACGCACATAAATCTTCGAGGAGTGAGGTACTGATGCTTAGGGCACCAGCGAACACCCTCGAAATCACCGCCAGCAATCTCGAAAAGAACGGGGAAAGGCGGGCCAAACCGATAGCAGTGAGGGCATACGCGGTCAATAACTTTGGCAACGCGGTCCCCAATAACGACACGATCACCAACATTTAAATCCTCTGGGACATCACCATTATCTACCCGAGGGAAAAGAGAAACTACCATGTCAAGACCTACACCTAAACCAAGAGAAACACCCGCTCAAAAGTTTTATAGACTTTCCGAATGCAAGTCAATGGCCGAGTTTGCAAGGAAGACAGACTTCCATCCGGTTACGATTCGCACCTATCTCCTGCCCTCAGACAGGAAAAGCTGGAGGTCTGCTCCAATCCCTGCCCTGCACCAGTGGGCACAAAGCATCAAGCTGAGCGGAGGCCCATCAATTGCTATCGGTTTGTGGCCAGATGGGGAGGTGACCTTTGAGGTTGAAGAGAAGGAAGAGGCATAAGTATTGGGCAAACTGGAGAGAGGATCCTAAGCTCTCCAGTATCGTCGCTTCCTATGAAATCTTTATAGGCGACAGGCTTTCTGTTGTAGCCTTTACGAATACAGGTGCTCCGATTATGGAGATTGTTTCTCCCAGGAGAGGCTTGAGAAACAAAGCAAATCAGTCGGGAATGGTTTACGGTAGGTGGCCTACGAAAAACGGTGGCATGCGGCGCGGTTGGATACCAGGCAGACCTGATGAGCCACTCGAAACAAACCCTTATTTAATTGAAAAGCATTGAACCAAATCTAAACTTGGTTAAAATAAACAAGTCAGTCGTTGGTTGCCTCCAACTTTGACAGTTGCGGCCCCGGTAGAGTCGGTCCACCGGGGCCGTTTTACGTCTGGCTGGGGTGGGTGGACTCGAACCACCACCTTCCCGAGTAACAGTCGGGCGTCCTTCCAATTGGACCACACCCCATCACAGCCAGGTTGGCTCGCTGTCATCGTCGTCGATGTCGCGCCTGATTCTCTTAACCTGTGAAAAATCAACTGGCCTCGGAGCATGTCGTGTCTTGTCTTCGAACTTCTGGTTCGTTGCGTTCCATTCTACATGAACCGTTCCGGTCGGCCCGCTTCGGTGCTTAGCCACAAGAATCTCTGCATCTGATGGGTCGGCTCGCTCATCGTAGTAGTGGTGCCTGTAAAGAAACATGACCACGTCAGCGTCCTGCTCCAACGAGCCGGAGCCTCGAAGGTCAGACAACATTGGGCGCTTGTTTGTGCGTTGCTCGCAACCACGATTGAGTTGAGCGAGACAAAGAACAGGCACGTCCAAGTCCCGAGACAAAACCTTCAGGGCGCTCGACACCTGGGACACACCCTGCTCCATGCTTTCCGCTTTGGGCTGACGAATGAGTTGAAGGTAGTCAATGACAATTAAACCAAGCTTGGGCTCCTTAGACTTTAGCCTGCGTGCCTGAGCAGTAATTTTTGAAATGCTAACACCAGCTTTGTCGGAGACGAACAGTGGTGAGTCGTGCAAAAAATCCAAAGCACCCGCTTCCAGTTTGTCCCAGTCTTTTGATCCGAGGTCACCAGTCTTGATGTTCCAGGCATTGACCTTGGCCAAGGAAGACGCCATGCGATCTGTCAGTTGGTCAGCACTCATCTCAAGAGAAAAGAAAGCTACAGGAACCTGCTTTTCTAATGCAGACACTGTCAGGTTGAGAGCCATTGCCGTCTTGCCCATGGATGGACGTGCAGCCAAAAGCGTCAGTCCTGGGTGCAGCCCACTCAACACGTTGTCGAGAGCCACCAAGCCGGTAGACAAAGCCGTCACGCAGTTGTTTGCTTTAAGCTCTGCAAGTTTTTCCCACCGTTCCTGAGCACGCTCCACTAACTGTGGCCCGACAAACCAATCGTCTCCGCGCTGCCTACCAGCAATTTCAAGCAAGTCCCTTTGGCCTTGCTCAATAAGCTCATCAATATCTAAAGAACCATCTGTTGCATTGCCCTTGAGTTTTTCTGAGGCCATGATCATACGACGTCGTATAGCTTTCTCACGCACGTTCTTTGCATGATGCTCCGTCAGCATGGTCGAACCAACCGCCTCCGGCAAAGACATTACCTCAAGAATATCTCCATACTTTTGGGGTTGATTGACTGTCATCAAGTTGTCGACAAGCAGCATCACATCCATGTTTTTGCCTTTGTGGATCCAAGATCGAATCAAAAGGTAAATCTCTTTGTGTGATGACATGTAGAAATCTTCAGGCTCAACCTCGCCCTGGACCTCATGAATCAAACTGTTGTCTAACAGAAGAGCACCAAGGATAAATCTTTCGCTTGGTATGCTCTTTGGAAATGCTTTCATTGGTGGTTGCCTCTCTGTAATGTCGGTCGTTGAAGTTGAAGTTCAGCGCGAACCTCAGATAGAAAATCGTTCTTGATTTGTTCTTGCTGCTTGCCAGGACGAAGAGATCCAAGGTAGCGCCAACCGCCTACGACATCCAATGCCTTGTGCATTGCAGCATCAACGCTTTCAATACGATGAAGGTTGTCGGGCTTAGTTGGGTACGCTCCTACCAGGAAAACAATCTTCTCCCAAAGCTTGTGGTACTTGGGCTCAAAGCTGTGTTGTTTCTTGCCACTGAATACCCATTCATTTCCATTCCATCGCTCGCTGGCGACAGTAACATTCCTGTCCACCTTGTCTCGATTGAGCAGGTTGGCAATGTCCATGTAGCCACCGCTCCTCCAACCATCGACAAGGTAGTCACCTGCTGGGTACTCAAACGCCATGCGTACCACGAGGACAAGATCGTCCACCGCGTGTCCGCCCTTTAGAGCAGCCCTAATAATCTTTCTTCTACCAGCAGTGAGCTTGTTGCGCCGTCTTGTTCGTTGGAACTGTGCGACCTCCCAAGCATCAAAGACAACTCGGATGTTGTCAGCAAATACATCTGATATTTTTGGGACGCTTACCACGGTAGCCTGGGACGGCGTTGACTTGTCCACAGTAGTGATTTCAATAACTTGGGTGTCTTCAGCGGTGTGCTTTTGGGACGGTTTACTAGTAAGCTTGGGACGTTTTGCTTTATAGCGCTGCACAATGGTACGGGCTTTTCTTTCAGTAATCCCCCACCTTTTCATCAGCTTTCGCCGTGGCGGTACAGCCCCTGTTTCGAGTTCAATAAACGCTAAGTCGATTTCAGCTAAGCGTGTAGGCCAGGGTCCTTCCATGGCGTCTCTAACAGCTTCCCACTCATCTACATCAATCAGTACGCCTGTCGGTCCTGCCTCGTCGCTCATTTTTCCATCGGTCCTTCTCTGTCTCTAATCCATAGCGAAAACTGTTTTCATGTCAATGACTGTGACAAATCATGACATCTCCCCAAGCATAGACTTGAAAGCCCACATAGCAAGACAAGCTGCGTCCGCGATTCCATCGTGAGATTTCTTCTTTCGGCCTGGTGCAAGGTCTAAATCAGGAAGCCGTTGCTTGCAAAGTAAAATCGCCCTGCCTTTGCCTACGCCAGGAACATCTCGAAGGACATCCTTTTGCCAGGTCATAGGGTGAACAACGTAGAAAGGAATCTGAAGGGTGCCCACCGCTCCGAGCCACAGGCCATAGCCAAGCCCGATTGAAAACATTGAAGTCCGGCCCTGACCAGGGCGAGCTTGCTGTTTTTCAATAGCAACAACCCTCACACCCTGATTGGCATGAAGCTTTGTAAGGTAGTCGCCCATAGCAGTCGCGTCGTACTCTCTCCTTGAGCCCTTGCCGATTGGGATAGTGAAGCGTTCTTTTGTAAGCGCTACGTCTCGAACGATTCCTTTCTCATCAATCGCTACGACGGCTCCATCCTTGCCAGGATCAATTCCCACGAACAACATCACTGCTCTCCACTATTTCCGGTACTAAGTCATCAAACATCAACGAGCCTGGACTGACGCCCAACAAATCTGCAAGCGCTACAAGCCTTTGTTGTCGCGGAGCAACCTGACCCGACATGTACCGTTTCAACAACGAGTAGTCGATGCCAGCTTCCCGAGCAAAAGCCCGCATGCCAAGGCCTTTAGCTCGAATAAGGTAGTGCAAGTTTTGCCCAAAGATTCTGTAGGATTCACTCATTGTAAAAAGGTTATATCAGATCGGGTGCATTTTGCACACCCACCCTTGACAGGGTGCATGAAATGCGCCAAGTTCATTGGGCCGGACAGTTTTTGAACCGGCAACGACTTACAATAAAAACAGGAGACAGGTCGTGTCGATTCTTCCAGAACAACCCGAGTCCCTTTTGGACGACAAGCGCAACACTAAGAAGGTCACCGACCCAACGGTGCTGATTACCATTGCAAATCGAATGGTCAACAAAGTTACGGTTGACGAAAACCCCGAGCATCGCTCCAAACAACTGATTGCAAGATGGCGCGTGAGTAATCTCCTTAGTGCGATTGACGAGGCAACCTGGCACAACATGGTGTCTGCTGCGCTTGACGGACAGCGCAAGACACTGCTGAACATGCAGCCAAATGGAGACTGGCAACCAACAGAATATGAAGTAGAGATTCGAGAGGTGGACGACGAAGCCGTACTTCTGCTTGGTATTCGCTGGACAGATGAACGTGGTGAGGAAGATGTGCAGTACCACAATGGCGCACCCTCAGTGAATGTCAACGTCACGGCAAAGAGTGATCCGCAAAACAACGAAGCTACACTGGCCTTGCTGAAGATGCTTGCTGCTGGTCAGCTAAGCGCAAACGAAGCTATCGCTAAACTCGAAGGAAAAATTACGTCTGATCCAGAGCAAGCCGAGATTGCCGACGATGTGGAAATCAAAGCGGCAGTAGAAACACCCAAGAAGAAAAGCAACCCACGGACTGGCAAACGCCGATTAGTCCGCAAGTCGCCTTCGGCTTGAACGTCTTTCGTCAGGATGAATCTGTTGGACCGACCCATCATGACGAAGCAGCCCTTGGCGTTCGAGGCTTCGGCCTCGCGCCAGGGCACGCTCTGGAGCATCTCCAGAGTCCATTGCTTTCTGTGCATACTTGGCCGCTCTTGCGATTCCTTGATGACTGATTTTGTCTTTCATAGAAACAGCATATCGCATGGAGGGTGTTTTGCCTAAACCTGATGGATGGTTTGAAGCTAGAATGAAAGGGCTCGGCGGCTCAGATATTGCCGCAGTCCTTGGGTTATCCAAGTGGTCTTCGCCCATGGACGTATGGGCAGCTAAAAGAGGGCTCTCAGAAGAGATTCCAGAAACAAACGCAATGCGGAGGGGCCGCCTATTAGAATCTGCAATTGCCACATGGTATCAGGAGGAGACAGGATACGAGGTCGTAGACGGCGAGGAAATGCCCATCGTCGGACCAAAGCCTTTTATGCTTGCCTCCCCCGACAGGTACGTCAGCGCCGGAAAGAGCCGGTTCGGGTTGGAAATAAAAACGGCGCGTAGCGTCGACGGCTGGGGAGAGGACCTCGGTTCTGGCGTACCTGTTTACTATGCCACACAAGCTGCTTGGTACATGGCTTGCACCAACATTGACCGATGGGACTTTGCAGTTTTGTTCTTGGTCAACGATGAGTTTCGTCGGTACACCCTTGTAAGAAACAAGAAGACTGAGAAGAAGCTTGTAAATAAGTGCGGCGACTGGTGGCAGAAGCACGTCGTGGGTGGAGAGCCACCACCCATTGATGGCTCGCCTGCTGCTGACAAGTTTTTACAAGACAAGTTTGGCGATCCAGGCCAAGAGTACAGGACCGCTGACCCAGTAGAAGAAGAGCTTATCTTCGACCTTCATGATCTCCAGACGGAAATCAAATCCATGAAGGAAAGAGAAGCCTTGCTTAAAAATCAAATCAAAGAGCGAATCGCAGACAATGCCGGTCTAAACGGCGTGTTTGGAACTGTGTCTTGGAAGATGAACAAGGGCAGGTCATCGCTTGACTCCAAGTCTCTTCGTAAAGAACATCCTGAAATCGCAAAACAATTTACTAAGACCAGCGAACCATCGCGAATCTTTCGAATGAACATTCAACACAAGAGAGGCAACTAATGTCGAAGAACGAAATCGCTCAGAAACCAGTAACTAAAATGGACAAATTCAAGGACCTTATCAACGGTAAAATGAAGGATCAGGTGGCAGCTATCTTGCCTAAGCACCTCACTCCTGAGCGCCTGTGTAAGGTGATGATCGTTGAGGCCAGCAGAACTCCTAAGCTATTGGAGTGCAGCACCATTTCCGTGGCGGAGTCTATTATGTTGTCCGCTCAACTCGGGCTGGAGCCGGGAGGCACACTGGGCCACATCTACTTCATCCCATACGGAAACAAGTGTACTCCTATCATTGGCTACAAAGGATACCTGGAGCTTGCTCGTCGCAGTGGTCAGGTGGCACGCCTTGATGCTCGTGTCGTTTATGAGGGCGAAAAGTTTGAGGTGACCGCTGGCTTGCACCCGAACATCGAGCACAGTGTTCGTGGAGACGTGGATAGGTCAGACGACAAGATCGTTGCGGCATACGCTGTTGCTGTTCTTAAGGACGGATCATCTTACTTTGAAGTGCTTTGGAAGGTGGACATCGACAAGGTTCGCCGCCGCTCCAAGGCTGGTCGAAGTGGCCCCTGGGTAGACGACTACTCTCGAATGGCTCGTAAGAGTGCTATTCGTGCTCTGTTTAACGGCGGAACCGTTCCAATGTCGTTCGAGCTTGCAACGGCTGTTTCTGCGGATGGCGATGATCCGCACGCAAAGATGCCTCCTATCGACATCACGCCAATCGTTGGCGAGGATGAACCCAAGGAGCTAAATGGAATGAGCGACCTTGGCGCGGCTCTGGCATGAAGCCGCTTAAGCGCATTTGCTTTGAATGTGATCACCGATACACGGGCGATGAGCGTTGCCCAAAATGCGGGTTCTTTTCAGGCGAACCTATCCCGACAAAAAAGAACCCCCGGAAACGCTAAGTCTCCGGGGGTTTTTCTTAGGCGTCTGCTTCAGCGCCCTCTTCTTCAGGAGCTTCAGCCGGTGCAGCAGGCTCCGGGGCTGGCGTCTCTTCAGCCGGAGCCTCGACGGGGGCTTCTTCTGCCGCCTCCTCGTCGCTTGAATCCATTAGATGACAAGTGCCGAAAGAAGTCGAGATGACCACGACTCCCCCGATCAAAGCAACCCGAGGGTTGAGCTTCTTCCAAAGTTCTTTTAGTTTTTCCATTACGTCTCCTACGACAGGTCATCTTCGGTGATGAGGGTATAAGTGAAGACCTCAGCCTCCGATGCCTTCCAAATCTTAACAGCTTCTTCCCAGTCTGCGATTCGGGCAAAGACCTGGCAGCCTGCCGACCATTTATCTACTCGCGTAGAGTTGATCCCAGCATGGTGCAAATTCACCCCGTACCAGCCCTCGATTCCGAGGTCATCGTCATGGCCAAACGACAAAATATTATTGCGATCATTGTCCCTCCAGACGCGGATGGGCGCTGCCCTCTGGCACAGAGTTTCATACTTTCCACGGTGCATATCCCACTTATACGCCCTGTATGAGCCGGGAACCATGATGGCTGTACCAGCGGAACTTCCATAGACCTCAGGATGCTCTAAGCAAAAAGTCCCTGGATCCGTGGTTATTCTGTACTTCTTGTGTTGCCACAATGCGTTGTTCACCCACACCAAGTGCATCTCATCATCGAAGCTGTTGGAGATCGGGTTGTTAGATCGCACACCAATCGTGTTGATCTGGCCATCGGTGTAGACCTCGTAGCCTTTAGCTTTAAGCACACCAATGATGGCAGGGGGCTCATCAGACACTTCAGGCTGCTTTGGCTCCTCAGCGGCCTGTAAAGCATTGAGGGTGTTGGGCCCTACGATTCCGTCTGCGGCCAGTCCTGACGCTTTCTGGAAGCGCTTCACGGCCTTCTCAGTGCCACTACCAAAGATTCCATCGACGCCGATTTGGCCATAGCCCTTGTCGTTCAACGCCTTCTGGATTTCTTTAACGTCGTCGCCTCTACTTCCCTTCTTGATCAACATGGGATGCCTCCTGCCCAGGCTGAGGACCACACGTCTTGTCCTCAGTATTGTTGTTGGCACCCTGAACAGAAGGCTTGCGATCTTTAAAACCAACGCGAACCACTGTCACGGATGACTTTCTAATTTTCATCTTTTCAGTGGAGCGATGCCTATACGACCGGGTAACCGTCTTCATATCTACGTCGAGATAAGGATTCGATAGGTGACGCTGCTGGCAGGCGCTGTTGATGCGGCTGTGCCGTTCAAGTCAGTTCCGGCGGCAGTAACACAAATAGCCTTAAGGCCATTTCCGTATGTTGTGCCTGTTGGGCTTGAGTAAACCCGAGTCACACTGGCAGGACACATGAATGCCCAGTCTGGACCTGTGGCAGCATCTCCACCCACATTCACGGTTCCAGTGCTGTCGTAGAGTTTCACATACACTGGAACTGTATTTTGAGTGTTGTCGATCTCCACCTTATACAGAACACCACTAGTTCCATCTAAAGTTTCAACATTGTGGTCAGCGTCAAGATTCACACAGTGAAACGTGCCGACGTCTGAAATAACGGATGTTTTTACAAGTGCTGATGCCATTTCTACCTCACAACCATGCTGACGGTAAGACTTCCAGCATCGGGGTTAGAAGTTCCAGCGGTTCCATTGGAGTCCTCACAGGCATAAGTCATATTGGTAAGAGCAATCCCATCAATGATTTGCCAAACAGTTCGCCCACCATTCGACCCGGAACCCTCTGATTTAATAATAATGTCGGGGTCGGTTGTGCCCACAGTCGCAGTTGATGCGTTGTAAATCTTCAACCATGCTGGGTTAGAGTGGCCGTTGATCAAGTGAATGCTGTGAATAGTGGCAGCCCCGGCGAACACATCAGTGACGGCAGTGGCCGTAGCAGCCGTGTCAATAAACATGAAGTCGACTTGAGTTATCGAGTTCTTACCAGAAGTAATCGCCATTTATCCGTTCCTCGTTGCAGGAGTGGGTGGGTTGGTAGGCTGGTTGACAGGGGGAGCAGCCGCTGGCTTTTCTGCAATCGCAGACTGAACAATGTCAAGACAGCGCTTCAACCCTTCAGGCATACCATCGTCACGAGCAATCACTTTGACGTTGTACTTTGCAGAGTTGTCCGAGGTCCGAGTGTTCTCGCTTTTTGCGGAGATAGAACCATGAATCTTCACGTCTACGCTAACTGGACCCCAGCCTGCCTTAACGTGGGTATCCATAGCAGCCTCATAGTCCCGACTGCTTTTCTCAGATGTGCTGGACTTCACTTCCATAGTAAAGTCAACTTCAACCTCTTTTACTTGAAGAGATGGAGTGTTGAGAATTGCTAAGATAGGAACATCAAGTTGGTTCGTGACCTCAGTGTAGCCACCAGCGCCATCATTGACGGGCTTAGTATAGGTAAAGTCAACCGTGCGGGCCTTAACAATCCCGTTGGAATCAGTTTCAAGCCCCACGTTTTGGATAAAATCAGCAGTCGCTTTAGCAAGCTGCACTTGTGAATCACAAGCTGCTTTCAGTGGACCACCGATGAGTTGATCCATTGGGAGACCACCAAACTGGTCGGACATTTTAACGAGGCCGTCTGCCATGTTTCACTCTACCTTTTTTTGCCTTTATGGAGGCCGTGAGATGCATGCTGCTTACCTTTTTTAGTAGCAGCCCTTTTAGCTTTGTTTGCAGCAGCCAGTTTTCTCCGGCCCGCTGTTGTGGACTTTAACTTAGCGATGGTCTTTTCGGGCGCATAAACTTCGCCTGTCTTGCCGCTTGGCTTGCCGGATGGTGTGCGCCACTTTTGCTTTCCCCATTTCTTCAGTGACTTCTGGCTCTTCTTCAACGCCATTACTTTTTCTTCCGGCTTGTGTATGTGGGCTTAGAACGCTCTTGTTTTTCCATTGTTTTAGACATTTTTTTAATGGTCTTGGACTGACGAGCGTGCATCTTAGATGCCTTTGCAAGCTCCTTGCTGACTTTCGCGAGCTTCTTTGAGGCTTTCATTTGTAGCCTCCGCCTTTTTCTTTGTACTGCTTTGCAAGCATTTGAGCTTTGCGAGCAGACCACTGACCTGGCTTTCCGCCCTTGCTGCTGCGTTTAATTTTTTCAAACAAGTTTTTACGCATGCCTGGTTTGGTGTAGTTACCAGCCTCGTTGACTCTTGATTTTGATTTTTTGCTCATCGTTTCTTTTGACTTTTTTTAGACTGCTTGAGTTTTTTGAAATCAGCCCCGGTAATTTTCTTCCGAGGAGGGGCAACTGCGGCGAGTTTTTTTTGCTTAGCGCTGTATTTTTTGTAGGGCATTACTTTGTGCTCTTAGTGCCTTTGCATTTCCATCGTTTCCGACTCAAACGCAGTGGGCTGTTGGGGTCTTTAGCTGCCTTCGGGTGCTTCTTCATTTGGCCGTGGCTTCGAGCGCAGTAAGAATCGCCCTTAGATGTTCCGGGGCGAACACGAGGTCCGCCACCTTTTGCCTTGCCTGCTTGTCCATAAGAAACTTTCTTGCCAGAGCCTGTAATTTTAACTTTGGCTTTCCCTTTGGCTGGCTTTCTGTTCGGCATTTTTTACCCTATGGAAGCAACTTGATCAGTTGATTGTCGATCCTTGCGTAGCCTTCAGGAGGCTCTTGACCTTTGAAGGTTATTGAAATCTTAGCAGTATTACGCTTTTTGGCAAACCATCCATTGCCACCAACAGTCGGGTTGATCCGTAACTTTCGATGCTTGCATCCAATGTCCGCACCTTCTTCCATGCCTTGAAGCTCCACGTCCATTTCTACAGTCATCTGGTCGATAGCCAAAGACTGGCCAGTAACCAGCGTTTGCATCGGAACCTGTATGTCTTTCTCAACCTTCTTGCCTTCTTCCCACACCGGCAGTCGGACAGTAACCATACGAGGTCGGTAGACAGGTTGACCGTCCCCATCTTTATCGCCCGTATCAATCCACCACTCTTCCTCTCGAATGTGGTTTAGTTCGTGCGTTTCTGCAATGTCTGTGGACTTTACGACCGCTGTTTGTATGGCTTGTACAAACTCATCTAATGAAAACTGAGCCAAGTTGCCTCCATCTGTTCATGCGTGCCTACATGTTGTTTTGCAAGGTTTCCTGCTCGGATCTTTCTTGCCATTCCTCAGATACTTTGTCCTCAGAAATCGGTCCACCCGCTGCCCAGGTATAGCAAGCACGAGCGCTATGGCACTTAAAGTCGTGCATCCAGCAATACCCAAGCTCGCCGTCCTCATCTTCGATAGGCTCCGACGCGGGACCAGGCATGCACTCTTTCATCTTGGGAGAGATGTCGAAAGCAATGCAGTTACCACACCGTGATTCCTTTGCAACCTCAACGGTAGTGTTCCAGTGCTCCGCTGCATCTACCCAATACTGTTCATCCTCAAGATTTAATGGCCCATACTTAATAAATGGCTGTTGAATCGCGTTGTTTCGATTGCGAGTGTTTACTTGCAAATCGCGAGTAGCCAGAGGGCAGGAGTTTCCATTAGCCATTTTCTCGTTTTCCTTGTTTCATTCCAGCTTGGTAAGCTTCGTACATGTATAAAACAAGACCAGGGCTAATGTAAGGGCTTATTTTGTCGTCCTTCATTTCCGCATATTGCATTTTCAAAAGCCAGTTTACAAACGGCTTGTGGTATCTCCACTTCATCTGGCTACTATTACTCACGTTCTCTCTTCAAGACTCGCTCGAAAAGCTCTTCATACTTTCGAGTCATCATCGTGAGCGCTTTGCCCTGTCGTCGATTGGTATTGATAAGGTACGCAATAAAACCGCAGGTCATTCCCAAGTCGAGATACTGAGCTACAACATCCGCCTCCACATCAACTCTCCATGAAGATCGCAATGCATTGCATGATGACGACGGTAGCCAGGATCAAACCTTGGGCTTTGTGAATCGACGCTTTGATTCCTTGAATGTCTTGGCGGATAGCAGACACTTCTACCTCCGTTGTATCGACACGCTGACCGAGAACAGCCACATCCGTTTCAAGCTTTCGAACACGTTGTTCCATTTGTCAACTTCCTTGCCGGTTGTTGCTGTTTGGATCATAGGTTGGCTCAAACTCATCTTCCGAAAAAAGGAGCCTATACCACAATTTAAACTTGCCTGTTCTACGCACAGCAGACCCCCCACCAGAATTGTCTCTCGCAAATGGCGCTATAACCAAATAGGCTTTATCGTCCATGGCCATTGGATCGCCAGCTTTTTGCTGCATATAGGTCTGATTATTATGATGGGTCATCGTGTAGTCATCTTTCAAAGAAAGAGCTACTGAAGTAGCGCAAACAACCTCGGTGGCGCTTTTTTGTACGAAATGAAACTGAGCCCAACCTACCTTGCAATCTGAGACAGTGTTGAGTGTAGTGGTTAGCCCATGTGGATTGTACGCATGCACGCCCATTTTAAGTGGATTAGCATCAGCGGTGCCTTGATAAAAAAGACCCAAACAATACCCGTGACCGTCACCCGTAACAGTTAAAAATTTCTCGCTCGAAAGACCAACAAGTATTCCGGTATCATGGTTTTCATTGTTGGGGCAGTTTTCGTGAGCTTCTACCAAAAACTCTATGGTACACCCAACAAGGTCGCTAAACTCTAAAATGCCCGTGCCGTCTGGTTTCGTAAGAGCCGTAGCAAGCTTTCCGCTGGTCTGTTCGACGTTGTCGATTTCTTGATCTTTCATTGCGGCAAGATCACAATAAAACTCAACGCCATTCGCGTCTCGTGCAACCCAGTCGCTGGCGTGACCACTAATGTCAAATACGCTGTTTGGATCGGCATGATACCAAACGCCAGGGGTGCCGTTGTCAGGGTCACTGCTTCCTAAGGTAGCTACATCTGTAGGAAGCACGCCGCCCGGACATGGATTTACTGAAATCCAATTACTCTTAAAGCTGTTCCGAAAAGTTCCTTTTGGAGAGGCATCGGAATCTCTAATAGGCCCTGGGCTTCGACTTCTACGACTCATGCTGCGTCAATCCTGTTGACGTGACCAATAATCGAGACTTTGTTTGCTGTCGTAGAAAAAGCCTTACAGATTAGAGCAGTACTTGAGTTTCCTTTGAGAATCCATCCAGGCGCAACCAGAACGGTTTCGTTTGGTTGGATTGTTGTTTTCAAGTGGTCGTCTGTCGCGGTTGTGCCTCCCCACTCCAAAGTAAGAACCTCTGCTGAGGTGTTGTGATTACAAGCCCACAACCAAATCTCATCGTAGTCAGCAGTAACACTTGGCCCAGTGTGAATGGTTGTGCCAGCGCTTGAACTCGCAGCAACCTCAATAGGACGACCATCAGTTGAAGCGCTCAAATGGATTCTTGAAATAGTAGCCATGTTGGTTTCCTATGTAAAAACTTGCATGTGAAGAATAAGGTTTTCATCGTTAGCGGCGGAGCCCCCGGAAGCCTCAACCCAACTAAGTTGTCCCGAGCTATCCGATTGGAGAACCCGGTCTGCCCCAGGTAACGCGCTTGGAAAGGTATAGGTGTGATTAGACGCGATGTTAGCGGCGGCCTGAAACTTCATAAAGTTCGTGCCGTTGTCTGAGTCCTCGTTGAGGAGAAGAGATGCTGCTGCGGCAGTAGACCCAAAGATCCGTACACCACCAGTTCCCTTGGGCTTCAAGGACATCGTAATGTTGCTTGAGTCGCCCAACACGCTGATTGCGGGGGCAGTACCATCTGCTGCGTTTTCAATCTCAACGTAGTTCACTGCGCTGCCAACGGAACAGAACTTCAAAAGCTTGTTGTTGTTCTCGTCGTTAATCGCACTGCTGTCCGTCATTCCAATGTCGCCAGGAACCGAAATGTCGCCATCATTTTCAATAGTAAAAACGGTAGCCAAACTGTTGGCGCTACTTCCCGAACCACCCGCTGCGGAGCTTTGAAAAATAATGTTTCCACCATTGGCGTTGCCTGTGCTTTGGCCACCACTAATGGTCAGGTTTTTTCCAGCAGTGTTGGTGCCAGATACAGCAGCAATAGACATAGTAGCGTTCTGACCATTCCCGTATTGAATGTCGCCACCGTTTACAGATAGGTCACCATCAACCTGGGTGTTTCCAGAGCCGTCAAACGAAATGCCCGCCGATCCGGCACTATCAACAATGTTGTTGCCGGAAACTTGAAGGTCGCCAGCAAGCGCTACATTCTGCGTCTCGCTGATTGTAAGAGCAGCTTGCAAGCCGGAGTCGTTGTTGGTCGAGAGGACCATCTTACCTTTTTCATCGTCCGACGAACCAACGTGGCTGATTTCAATCTGACCCAGGGCGTTGTTGCCGTGATCCTCGAAGATTAATCGAGTCTCACAACCGCCATCACTGTTCTCAGCAGTCTCATTTTGAAGGGTCAGATATGCGTTTGCACCTTTAATCTGCAACATGGTGCCTGGAGCCGAATCCCCGATACCAACATTCCCATCAGTGTGGATTCGCATGCGCTCGCCAACATCGTCAGTACCGCTGACTTTCGTCCTAAACTGCATGCTTGCGGTGCCGGTGCCATCGCCTTTGCCAGTAGACAAAATCAAGTCGCCACCGTTGATGTTGTTGCTTCCGCCAGTAACAGCGCTACCAGCGCTAATAGACAAGTTCTTGCCTGCGGTGGTGCCGGTTGTTTGATCTCGGGCAGTAAGAACCGTAAGATCAGCATTGCCAGCCGCACCTAAAATAAGATCCGCAGTGGTGCCCGTAATAATTGCACCAAAGTTTTGGTCAGCGCCTGAAGCAAAGATGTCCAAACCAATGTTGGTCTGCGCTCCAGAAGTTCCGCCAGTAAGATCAACGTCGATTCCTGTGTTCAGGACCGTTCCAACCATGGTTGGTGAATCTGAGTTGATGTCTAAATCAATACCAATGTTCTGTCCTGTTTGGCCAGATGCGATAATGCCGGTAGCGTCGTAATCAATATGGGCGGCAACAGTTGTGTGGTTTGTTGTGGCCGTAACATTGGTGTCCACAACAAGATTACCGCCACCAACAGTCAAGTCCCCAGCGAGCGTTGTAGCCTGCTCGTCATCAATGGTCAGAGCAGTGGTAAGCGAGGACCCGGTATGGGTCGAAAGGATTAGCTTTCCTTTAGTGTCATCGGAAGACCCGCTGTGGCTACCCTCGATTTGAGCGAGAGTAGCGTCGGCGTGATCCTCAAAGATCACCCGAGCCTCACAACCACCATCCGAGTTCTCCGCTGTAGAGTTTTTAAGAGTCACATAGGGGGCGGTATCGGTAACCTGGAGCTTTGTTCCAGGTGCAGTGTCACCGATGCCAACCCTATTGTTCTCTTCATCAACCGAAAGAGTGCCGTCTAAAAGATCAATTTCAAGGTCAGTACCAACCACTCGTTGGTTTCCAAACCTGTTGAAGAACCCTGTGCTAATCCCCATTTACCCTACCTCACAGCCCACAAAAGACGAGCTTTTCTTAATGTCACAACACCAGCATTGACCTTTAGAAACAAATAGCACTTGTTTGCCGTTGTCTGTCCTGTCGGAGCACGAACATAGACATCAGTCGCAACTGCGGTGTTTCTAAGGCTTGTGTCAGTCATACCAGCATGAAGATTGATAAGTTGAGCCTCCGCAGAAAGCGGGTCATCACCTGACGAATCCCATGTCAAGAAACAAGACACAGTAGCTGGAGATCCAGAAGTCACGTCAAGCTGAAGCTCAAGGTGAGATAGATAACAAGCCTGTGGCATTGCTCTCGACAAAGGATCTGCTGTCAAATCCTCATGAAGAAGAATCGCCTGCCCAGCAGAGTAAGACGTGCCAATGCTCGCCTGCTCTGCATCATTAACAACAAAGCCTTGATCAGCCATCACGGCCTCCTATTAGAAGGTGGATGAATCAGGTGGACGGATTGACGATGTCTACGACAAAGATTTCCGAGTTGCACTCATTGTCAGCGTTAGCTGCACTCCAGTCTCCAGTAATCGCCAACCGAAGAGCGGCTGTGGTGTTGACTGAGAAGCTTGCCGTGTAGTTCCAAGAGCCGTTGGTCGTGCCGCTTGCGTCTGGGTCTTGCAACGAAGACATGCCTACAGCAGTTCCGCCTGAACCAGCGGTACGGATTTGAATCAAGCCGTGGAAGCAGTAGACATCGCTATCAGCAACATCAATCGCACGAGAGGCGAACACCTGTGTATTGCTACGGTCGGTAGTGCTTGTGCCAAGGCGAACAAGGGTGGTCAAGGTATCGGATCCGTTGTTGTCCTCAACAACGCCAGCGGCCCAGAAGCGAATCGTAGAGCCAGCGACCAAGGTGTTTGCTGGAATCGTGAAAACGGACAGGGTTCCCTCGTCGGTGGTGTTTTCGTGGGAGGTGCCTGCTGCGACCTGTGCATTGGCCTGACCGCCAACGTGCATCTGAGATGCGCTGCCACCGCCATGGTCTACAAACATGGTGATGCCGTGCTCAAGAGCGTTGCCGTTTACAAGTTGTGGAAGTGTGGACATTTGGTTCTCCTAAAGAGAGTCTGGGTTGGGTTGGAAAAAGGGTAACACGGAAAGCAAATTTTAGTCACCCGGAGTTTGATATGTGTCTTCGACGTCAAGGGGCTTTGATTCCGATCTTGTTTTCAACTCGTTCAAAATAGACAAAAGATACTGTCGTTGTCTCATATGATGCATAAGGTATGCGTGTTGTTCTGTGGGAATCTCTTGAACAGAAAGCATCCAAGTTAGAATACCCTCTTCTACGCCAACTCGTGGGCGCTCTCCCATGACAGGCTCGCCAGCGGCCTGAGCGAAAGTGACTTCTCCTGTTGCAGGGTCTTTCATAAAACCAAGGGCCTGAAGTTTACGAAGAACATTGGGATCGTCTTCTTGATAAATAGATTCTCTCCGCCCTGCTCGCACGTTTTCATTGTAATGCTCCATTTCCATTTCTAAAATCTGCGGAACAAATGAATTCATGCGAGTCAACCGGGTCATTTGGTCAATGGCTCGACCAGCAAAACCCATTTCCATTGGCAGCCCTGCCGTCGACATGCCTCTTTCGAAAGCTTCAACTGGGTTCATTCGTAGAATAAGACCAGCAGGGGACTTGTCGAGTAAGGGGAGGGGCACGCCTGGAACAACGCTATCTCTAAGGGGTGCAACCGGAAAAACACCATGGAACCCATTTTTTAAAATATACCAATTCACAGTGTCTGTTGCTTCATAAACCATGACTTGACCTGGGTACTCTTCAGGCTCCCATCGTTTTCTTGGTCTTGGTTTAGCGTCTACGCTTTGCAAGATCATGCCGCCAGTGGTGAGCATGTCATACTGAGCAAACCAAAGCGGAATCCGTTCCGACTGTAAGTCTTTCCCTTTGAAGAGGTTTTGATCAAAATACATGGCAAATGGATACTGCAACCAAGGGTTTAGTAGGGTAAGCGACTTCAAGCTTTCCTTGATCTGCTGTTGTCTTTGAACAATTCCTTTTGCTGGCATCAAAGCACTAAACCCTCCAAGCATAGTCATTATTGTTTTGATTGCGTCGATTGCAGGGAATGGAGGGGCGTTGTAACGAAAGGCTTGAGCGATGGATTTACCTGTCCTGCCCAAGTAAAACATTCCAAATCGAGCGCTGTTAAAATCGCTTTCAATAAGATCTGAATCTCCATCAAGGAAGATTTGATTTAAACCACGACCCAATCGTATCTGAGCCAACGCTCTTTCAGGATGAGTCAGTAAGGTGCGGTAGAAAAGATCAATGTTCTTTCGCTGGAACGAATAGAAAATGAACGCATTTCGCATCCAAGTTTTTTCAAAAGACGTCAAGTCTGAATAGTCAAACAACGCTTCTCGGGCCAACTTTGCCGCTTCAGCGGCGCTCATTCCTTGTTCCAAACCATTTAGAAACACAGATGTTCGATGCACGTTGTCGATGTAGGTTGCAAAGTTCATCAACTGTGTTTGATAGAAATCAATAATCCTCAATGGTCCTGGGATGTTAGCCGTGTCAATGCCTGCCGCCATTGGAAAATCAGCAGCGCCCTCTGCCGTGTCTTTGTACAGAGGGTTTTCCTTAGTCATTTCCTGCCAAAACGACGGTGAGTTTCTTTTCAAGTCCTCAGTAAGCGATCTTGCCGTTTCCTGGCGAATAAACGAACCTGTCAGATTGTGCTCGCTAATCGCTTTAATCAGTTGAGCTTTGGTGTAGACTGTACCGTCAGGTCCTACAATAGGTTTTATCTTACCAAACCTCATTTGAGGCGTTCCGCCCCAAACCGCAGCAGCCACTTCTAATGCGTTCATGGTAATCAAAGGATTATTAAGGAAGTACCCTTTAGGTCCTACCGCCATAAACATTTGAACCTGTGCGCCTACAAAGTTTGTAAAGAAATACGGTAGGTTAATAATGCCCAAGCCTGTTGTAAGTCCTTGCTTCATCAGGCGATATGTTGTTGGGTATGTGTTTAAAACAAAGTTTAAAACATCTGTGGATGCAACTTTGACCCGCTCCTTAGAAACCTCAAGCAAACCGGGTTTCCGCAGATTTGGCAAAAACTCATAGGGAATATCAAATCTTGTAGCTCTTGTTTGGAATCCAGCAGATCGTCCAGAGGCAACTCCAGCCACATTATCTACAGCCCTTTCCATTTCGTCTGCGAAAAACTTTGGAACCAATCGTTCAACGCCATCGACATCTCGAAAGATCCTCCAATGCTCAATGTTTGCGCCGTACTTCATGCCCCATTTTTCAATCATTTGATGGGCAACGGTGAAGGCCTCAACATCGTGTCGGTATATTTGATCGTACCCAAGGCCCTCACCAGGCATGTCTGTAGCGAGAGGGCGATACCCGCCAACCCCTGCCAAACGATTAATTTCATCGGCTCTTAAGCTTGGTCCAGCGGAACCGCCTTGTTTTTTCTGACCAGTAATCGGGTCGATTTTTACTGCTTCAAAACCCTCAGTAACCTGGATAACCTTGCCATCTTGATCTACGACCCTTCTTGGCTTCATAAATCCAAGCTCGTCATCTAAGTACGCTTTTACTCGCTCGACAAACCTACGGCGATCTGCCATCCGAACAATGTCAGCGGGCGCAACGTCGTCGATTTTAGTAAGAATGCCAAAGTTAGCCATGTCTTCAAACAAAGCTTTTTGAATGTGGCGAGCCCGCAAACGAATCACTGCTTCTAAAGCAGCGTGAGGGATGCTGTATTTGCCTGGATATTTTCTAGCTGTGCCAATTGCAAGTCCTTCTCTGGACATGGTGAGCAGCATGTTTTCCCAGTTGCCCAAATAGAAATCTCTATAAAACTCGCGTGCATCCCTTCTTGCAGTAAGGCGTGTTTCGCCGTCTCCAGTACGCAACATTTGAATTTGTTCTGGGGTGCCGCCCATTGCCGCCATAATGTCGGCAGCAGCAGAGTCTGCTGCGGCTAAACGCTCGTGTATTCCACGGCCAATAATATCCACGAACTCACCGTATGCCTCTCTAATGCTTTTAGGCAAAGGCTCAGGGATTTTACCCTCTTCAATCAACTCATGAATAGACCGGAAATGTCGGATTGCAATGCGCTCTTCAGGCGTCATTTTGCGATTTTCAGCAAACGCAATCACAATTTCATCAAGCGCTGCGGCAAGCTCTCGCCTGTTAATCCTTGGCTCGTTTCTGTAAATTGCCTCAATACGGTCTAAGTTTCGATAAGATTGCGTGCTTAAAGGTTGGTGCAATGTTTCTCGAAGTCCGTCAATAACATGCATCACACCGGCATCTTTATTGCCATCCTTCAAAAGCTGTTGAGCGGTTCTCACCCAGTTGCCAATGTCTTCCATTTCTCGAAGTCGGCGCTCAAAAAGCTCTACTGCAACAGGACTGATAACTTCCTCAACAACCCCTTTCTTTTCAGTTTCTCCCTGCTTGGTTTGTTTAACTTTTTTTGCTTGACTTAAAGACCTGTTGGTTTTGAATGCTTTGACGAGCGGCTTGTGAATGCCTGTAGCCCGGATTGGTAAGGTCAAAGCTTGTACGGCTGCAAAACCAAGAGACCTTGGAACTCGTTGCATTTCTTTAGTGGAACCTGTGCCCATTCCAGCAACATGAGTAGGAATAAGCTCATCTACAACATACCTGTATTGACTTGCCGTGATCTGACTTAAATCTGCACCAGGAACCAAGTACTCGCCAAGAACTTGTTGCACGCCTCGTCGTGTTCTCGGGTCAGCACCAAGCTCAAGGATCAAATCCTTAAAGTTAAGCTGTTGTCCTTTTGTGAGATTGATTGCCTCAATTGTTTGAGGGACTGTAGACCCATCCGGCAACACCTCCATAGCTATTTCTCTTTGGGGGGTTCCGTCAGGATTAAGAACCGGCTCGCCTCTTTCATCCAGCTTGATGCGTTGTTTTTTTATACTTACAAATTGTTCTTTGAACAAACGAGGGTCACCAAACACGCCGTAGATTCGAATTTGCTTTGCTTCTAAATAAGACGGCAACAATCTACGAGGAACAATAGTACCGCCAGATTCTGAAAACGCGACCCAGTGGTTACTATATCTTTTGCGAGCCATTTCTGTAGCGACATAGCCTACAGCTTTTCTCACTGTTTCAAACACATCAACTTCTGTTGCATCAACACCGAGGTCTAAAGCGCTTCGGACTCTGCCTTCATCTAAGTCAATCCGCGTTGCTTCCTTCTTCTGTCCTTTCTTCCTGACGCGCTCTTCAAAAAGATCCTCCATTGATTTAATTCTGATGGTTGGAATTTCTTTGAACGACGGCGAGTTTTTCACATCGAACATCGCTTCTTTCTTGGCATCGTTTAAAACGCCGGTCCATTCATCAAACAACCGCCTAGTTCCTGGCTCCATTTTTTCTGCGCGAGGTCGTATTCTTCTCCAGTACGTCGCTATTTTGTCTCGAATCGTTTCGAATGCGTGATGAACGACGGGATCGTCATGGTATCGGTTGTGCCAGTACTCAACAAACTCGTCTCTAACCTCACCAAACCCTCTACGGGTTAGCATTCGCTCGCCGTCATCTGCAATCACATGGTCGAATCGGTGTGCAAACTCGTCCATTACCTGTGGAAACTCGTCTCCAAGCAGGTACATCAAGCCATAGGCCGCATCATTAAACAGTGCAGACACGTCACCGTCGCTGAAAAACTTTGAAAGGTCTTCGCCTGCACTTAAGAATGTGTTGAGTGTTGCGGTGGTAGGGTCGGAGTCTGCAATATACAACGCGCCCCGTGTAAGCTCTGTTGGTAGTGGCCGTTCTTTGAAGGGCGCAGATCCAGAAAAACCTCCCTGCTTAAACGACTCGTACACGTCTCGGAAGCCTTCTCCAAACAAACCAGTGTGCATACGGTTGTGACGAGCAGTAAGAACAGCTTGAAGCTCAGGATCTTTAATTTCTGGAAGAGTGTCTTCGAGAGCCTTTACGATAGCCTTCAACGCTGAAGGTCTTACAGACGGCAACATCGCGCTACCGGGCTGGACAATAACGTGAGGGTCAACATACCCACGCCATTCGTCCCACACTTGGTGCTGTCTGGAAGCGGTTGACTCAATAAACTCTTGGTCTTTTACGTCAGCCTCAACTCGATTTAAGGCCATCTCGTATTCTTTAGACATAACAGACAGGTTTCGTGTCTGACCTGACTTGTAGTCAGCCATGAAATCGACAACAATCGGATGTGTATCACCATATTTAGTGATGGTGTTTTCGATCATTTTGTGAGCACGGAAAGCATCTTGAAGCTTACTTACGTCCGCTTTTCTTTTTTCGATTGTCCTGGTCTTATCCGCTCGCACTTTGTTGATGGCTTGCTTGACCTTCTTAGAATCAATCATTCTGGTAGGCAGAACCTCGACAAGCTCTTTGATTTTTGATGGGTAGATCAAAAGATCGTCTGGCGTGGTGATGACCCGCCTAAGCTCATCTCTCCAAAATGTGTATGCTGGATTGCTAACGTCTGGGCTTAAAAAGTCTTCAAACGAAAGAGCGGCTCGTTTTTGAAGCTCAGTGGCAATAATTTGTTTAGTTCGACGAGAAATGGCTGTCGCTGATGGAGTTCTCTTGCCATCAGATTCTCGAATCAACTGGTTCTCGGCAATTTCTTTTAGCTGATTCTTGGCTGCATCACCCTTAAGGGTACGCCAAGCGTCATAAAAATCACGAGCCATGTTCAAGTACTTTTCTTGTTTGAAAAGCTCTGTGCCCATCAACCCGATCATATGAATGTCGAGGGCTCCAATGTTTGCCAAGACAGGGTTCTGCCAGTACAAACCAAACATGCTGATCTTGGTAGCCATTCCAGGCACCATTGTGGCAACACGGTCGGAGAAATTACGCCAATCTTCTCCAGGGTATCTTTCAAAAAAGGAGTACTCAAGCTCTCCAGATTGAACTCTTTTGAAGTCCTCATACATCATCTCGTACATGTCGAGAATCTTGGTTGTATCGGCAGGACTGGAGAGCACCACGTCACCCGTTAGTGCCACTGCATCTTTTGCACTTACAGCAGACTGGAGTGATTGATAGTCCGACTCAGCGCTGTGCATTCCCTTCTTTGCTTTTCTAAGAGCGGAGCGCTGTTGGCGTTTAAGGTCTGCTCGTTTAATTTTTGGCAACCGTTCTTCAATCTTGGCTACCCTTCTGCGAGCCCGGTCATATCTGCTGAGGGCCGACCGCAACGAGCTAGCCATTTTGTTTGCGTTTAAAGCAGCAACATCTACGGCCTGGACCTCGATGAGTGGCGCACCAGGCTTGCTCCAATCATGAATTTGGACCATTGGCAGCACGTCTGTTTCAACGTCAAGAAACTTTGTTTTCGCACCGAATCTGTCTTTAAGACGACCTTCCGACACGCTAAGAGCAAACCCAAGAATATAGTTGGCCTCATCGCGAGTAAGGGGAGCGCCTTTGTTTTTTCGAGCAAGACGATACCGTTGAACCATGTCACCAAGGTCTGACATGCTTCTTGGTCGAGCAACCGCACCAAAATGCATGTTGTCCATAAGGTTCGTGTTCATGGAAAGAAACGCGAAAACGTACTGCGATGCCACATCCATAAGGTGGATTTCCATACGCTGTGCGTATTCAACAGCATCTGGTCCAGACTTAAGATTGTTGGACACAAAGTAATCTTTGTGCGCCGGACGGATTTGCTCGATTCCATAGCCCTTATGCATTTTAGAATACAACTGGCTAATCATGTTCCGATATGCTTCTTTGTATTGCTCTACAATATCGGGGAAGTTTGCAAGCGTATCGGAATCCCCCAGCAAGTCTGAGCCAATGTCCTCCCACCATTTTGTGGCAGCATCATCTGCAATAGCTTCGATGGGCCGTCTTGCTAAGTACTGAACGTCTGCAAAGCTAAATGTCCCGTCAAAGCCGCCTGGAATCAACACCTGTCGACCCATGCCCATCTCAAAGTCGCCTGACTTTAGAATAGGGTAGACAGGAATAGTTACAGCAGAACGCTCAATCACAGGGCCATCTGGCCCATCCACGATACGTTCGACGTTGAAAGAAACATCAACAGATGCGTCTTCGAGTGGGGATGCATCGCCCAGTCGTTTTTTTATTTCTTTGGCTTGGTTTGGCGTGATTTCAGATCGGTAAATCCTTTGCTTCAAGCCAAGGTCAACTTCTTGGTCAACAACCAAATGAGGTCTTCCCCCAACCTTTTCAGCAGAGCCATCAAAATCTCTCGCCAACTGCTCCGACAGGTGCCCAGAGTCCAATACGTCTCTTTCTTGAAGGACTCGACGAACTTCTGGTCCAATAATGTCAAGGGCCCCTTCAATATCAAGGAGACCGCCAGCGCCTTGAACCTTTGGCACCGTAAGATCAGGAGACTGTACAGCTTGTTGAGCTTCAACATCTTGTAGTTGAGCAATGCGTTGCTCGGCATCACCAAGCATTGCTTGATACATCCTGCGGGTTCCCAGAGTGTTAGCCCTGGCAAGCTTCGCTCTCGCGCTTTCAGCACGCTGCATAAGGATCTGCATTTCAATGGAAGCGGTAGCGGCAACCTCCTCTACAACCTCAGCAGCGACATCAGCCGAAGCTTCAGCAGCCCTCAGATCATCTGCGCTTATCGAGATGTCATCTATTTCAGGAATGTATTGTCCGTTGAGGCCGGATCGATTTTCCGCAAGTCGGCCAAACACTGCTTCGTCTGAAACGCGCAAGCCCATTAAGGATGCCCGTCTCAACGCCACCTCTCGACGCGAAAGCATCGGCTTGGCCTTGTTTTCAAACATTCTTTCAACAACGCTAACAAACGCTGGATGAAAGTCTGTTCTTGCTCTTGGGGCACGACGGTACCAACCATCGAGGAAGTTAGAAATGCGAACCATCAGTTGATGGAAGATACGCATCAGGTTGCTTGAGTTTGGTTGGTTTTCCAGAACCTTGGGCAAACGATGATGGATTACAAACTCTGCAAAGCTTTCAGCAAACCACTCAGCGAACTGGACATCCGAAAGCGTTTCGTACTTCCTGGTGTAGGGGCTGTCTCGGAACAATCCAAAGTCGTCAATCTCTTCTCTAAACGCCCTGGAGAGAATCTCTATCTCACTGTCCGCAAGAAATGAAGTTGAGATTGCGTGACCAAGCTCATGCAAAAAGTGGTAGGTCCTGGGGCCGATTTTTTCTGAGTTCCGCTTTATGGACAAAAGCTGGTCTTCATACTGTGCAACAAGCTGCTCGACCTTTTGATCAGAAATCTCGACACCTTGTCGATTGCTTCGTTGAACAATAGCGTCAACAAACTTCTCTGATAGCTGCTTGGCGGTGTAAGCAACCCCGGTGTCTGGATTAATTTTGTTGTTGAAAAACCTAAGAGACAAAGACTGGAAGGCATTGGTTGGTACAGAAACATCCGATGTGCGAACAGTCTCAAGAATGTCCTCGATGCTGGCACCAACAAACTCAGCAAACTCCATTCTGTTGATTGTTCCCACCTCATCTGAGTAAGCAAACAACTCAATAGCTGTTACGAGCCGATTTACTCCGCCGCCTTCGGACAAAAGAACTTGGTATGCCTGACCTCTAGCCTGGGGTTCTGGCCTCATAAAGGATTCTTCAAATCGTATGTCTCTCAGAACCCTTTCTGGTAAAGACATTACTAAAGCCTCAAGCATTACACCTTGGTCAGCATCAAGAAATCCATTTTCAACATGGCCTCGAATGGCTGCGGCGATTTGTGCTCGACCAGTAGCAATGCTTGCTGCTTGGGCCCCAGAGTCAATGGCTTCATCAGCCATTGTTCTTTTTACTTCGTCAATACGCCCAGCCACATGACGAATGATTTCGCTGAAGTGTTTTTCAATGAGGAAACGGCGACCATCAAATGCTGAGGGATTCACATCGCTTGTGATTCGCTCTTGCAAATTAACGAGCATGTCCATGAACTCATCAAACTTCTGGGCCCCCACATCCGTTGACTCTGCAAAAGCTCTGGCTAAACGATGAGAAATTTCATTTAAAAAGTCATCGGTTACCCTTGGTGGCATGCCAGCCGGGTCAAAACGACCCAACAGATTGACAAGCTCCTCCATGTCCAGTCTTCTTAGATTCTGTTTAGTGCCCACCAACCGGACAAACTCTTGCCCTCGGGATGCCTTGAGGCGTTCGAGTTGAGTCTCATCAGAGAGATTGATGTCGATTACAGTTCTGTTTTCTGGAGAAATGTTGTCGGCAGAACGACTGGCTGCATCAACAACATTGCTCACATCGGAGTCTGAAATCAACGAACCAGGCTTTGCTCTGCCAGACTCGATTGATTGTAGAACCTGTTGCATGTAGAGACGGCTCTTATCAAAGCCATACTCAAGCCCGCCTCGACGAGCAAAGGCTACAGCCTTCGCCTCAATCAAAGCCATGTACGAATCAACAACATTGACCCCACGCATCTTGTCGATAGACAAGCCATCAAGGGCTTTATTCTGAGCTTCGAGCGTGTCTCTAAGTTGCTTGTACTCTGAGGTTCCGCGAAGGCTGCGAGTAAGGTCGTCGCTGCCATCTAATCGCTCTGCCGCCTCTGAAAAGAAACGAGCAGTACGCATCGCTGATGTGTCCCTTGTGACCCTCTTCACATCTTGAGGATCAACACCGGCTACACGCAAAACTTCGTCTATGTTTTCTCGAAAGCTCGACCCAAAACCTTCTAAGGGGTTTCGCCCTTGCAGAAGATTCTTCTCCATCATTTCCATGGCCATGTAAGCAGTGAGGTCGTGGAGTCCGCCTATCTCACGACGAAGCTCTCGGGGAGCCATTCCAGGGACCGCACGCCTCCACCCGCCCAGGCCATACATTTGACGTCGCGATCTCTTTAGTCGACGCTTAGCCAGGTTCACTCCAGCATCACCGAACAACCGCTCTCTTAAATCTCTTCGACCGTACTCAGCTTCAAACTCACTTCGCGACACAGCAGCAGCGGCCTCTGCTTCCTCAAGCGCTCGCTCAAAGTTGGAAATGTCTTCTACTGGTGCGTATTTTTTCTCAAGACTTCCAACACCAAAAATACCATCTGGGAGATAAGCAGCCCTGATTGTGTCTGTTGAAATACCAGGAACATCCTCAAGAATATTCCAAAGCCTGGTTGTCCCAACTACTGGTCTCGAAGCTGTTCTTAGCAGCCAAGACTCGCCAGGGACAAAAACATCGAACGCAAGACCTGCTGCTTGCGCTCTTTTCCAAGCCTCGCTGTCCCTGGAAAGTTTCATACCAAGAACCACATCTTGGAATCGGCCCATAAAGCCAGCAGCTTCTGGGTTTTCTAATCCAACAAACCAGTCACCGAGGCCTCCCCGGTCGTTAGGTCGTCCTTCCCAATCCCATGCACCAAACTGCTCTCCAACAGCCATGATTGGATCTCCAATCAAGTCCATAGCAACTTCAGCAAGGGGATCAAACGCTACAGTGCCAGCCACCTCTAACGCTCGTCCAGTTTTCGACTGTTTCGTCAGAACCGTAGTGCCAGCGACGTAAGTGTTGGTGACAAGGTTCCCAAGACCCTCTTCAAGAAAGTTTCCAAACTGCCGATCTTCACGACCGTACCGAGCTTCTCTTGAACTTACCCAGTTGCGAGAGTCTTGAAGGATTCCTTCGTAGCCACCTAAGTCTCTAATAATTGCTGAAGAAACAGACGGCGGCATCAGTGTCAGCGGCAAGTCGTTGAGCTTGTTTTCAACCGTCGCCATACCAGAATCAGAGTCCAGGTAATCAGATAAAGACATGTCCAGTTCTTCGGCACGATCTTTAGCACCTTGAATAATCGCGTGAAAGCCCCTGCTGTTGTAGCGTTGGCCCTGTTGATTAAACGCTACGTCGCTGCCCTGTGGTAGTTGCGGATTATCAGCAGCGGCTAAAATTTCTTCTTTGTATGTGCTAAACCGAGGGACATCTAAGATAAATCGGTTGACTTTAATCTGCCTTCTGTTTCGACGAAGAACCATTGAAAACAACATGGCTTTTCTTTCGTCATCAGACGTTCCCATCAACTCTTTGTTGTCATCAAACTTCTTGATGTCTTCTAAAAAAGAATTCCCCCAAAGGGCCTCTGCTTGACGACCCACATCTTCCGGCATGAGGCCAAGTGTGAGAATGTCTGGAATGTTCCACTGGTCGAGTCCGTAATAAATGGTGTCGGCAGTTTGGAGCGCGGCTCTAGCAGTGCCTTTTACTCCAGTTCCAAAGCTTCCAGTCGGGTCATAGTCGTGTGTAACCCCAGGCAAAACCCACGAGCCACCCTCTGCAACAAGCTCAACCACAGGACTGGCAAGCATAAACATGTCGCCAAGAGAGGTGTTCCTAATGTGCCCAGCCCTCGTCTCAAATGAAGACTCGCCGTATGTGTTTCTGTGTGTTTCCCTCAATCGTCGGTCAGGAAACAAATCTGATGGAATGTTTCCGAGAACCCTGTCGAGCCGCTCAGTAACAATCTTAAACTTTTCTTCGTCTCCTCGTTTTTCTTCTCTAAGTTGTGCTAACGCAATCGCATGCTGCACTTCTTTTGCAATCTGATCTTGTCGAGGGTACGAGTCGATTTCGGTAAAGACTTTGCGTTTTTTGTCAAAGTCCTCATCAAACTGACTTGGGTATTCAGCACCGCTTGACCAAGCATCAAACCATTCCCTGCTCCTAAAAATAAAACCGTCTCTTCTCAACTCCCCAGAAAACTGACTTGGATAGGAACCTTTGGTTTTGTCCCACATCTCCAACCAATTGTCTCGCTGCTTGACATACTGGTCGAACAAATCAACAAAGTCACCATTACCTGAAGCCAGTTGGTTTCTTTCATTAATATATTGATTGAAGGTTGCGGCTTCCTCAGCACTCAGGGTGCCTAAGTGACTGCGCTCCTCAGCGCTTTCGTACCATGGAGCAAACTGGCCGGTCACCGGATCTTCAGCGATTTCATGTGCATCAGCAGCCGGGTGGCCCTTGTAAATAGTGCGAATGTGAAACGGCCTGTCTTGTTTTCTCCACCAGTCGACACCTCTGTTTTGCCCAGGGTAGTTTTCGGAGTATGGCTCCGACCAGAAGTCGATAAGATCCACGCCACCACCAACGACGGACTGGATTGCGCGACCCACGCCACTTTCGGAAACAATGTCGATGTAGGTGCCGGTAACGCTTGGTATCAGCGCCCTTTCATGGTCCTCCCATCGGTTTACAAAGTCTTGGTCGCCATTGGTCTGACGCGCGTCACTGCTTGCCTGAGCATCAGCGTATGCCTCCAACTCAGACTTTTGCGGGTTACCGTTGGCGTCCTCACTCTCAGACAACAAGGAGTCTGCGATGTTGTGGATTAGCAATGTTTCTAATCGACCACGATAATCAGCCTCCGGTGAGTACGATGTTCCATGAAAAACTCGATCTCTGGGAATCCAGACTCTCAGAAACTTACTAAAATCAGAATCTTCAGTGGTCCCGTCAGCAGCCCACGCTTTGGTGGCCTTCATGCCTAAGTCAGGATCGACCTGCATGTCTCGCAAAAAATCTTGTGTTCTGTCCTCAAGCTCGTCACCACTAATCCCCTCTACCTTACCCAGGTAGTCTCTTGCGGCATCTGTGATTTGGAGGCGCAGCGATTCAGTTTCTTCAACATCTAATGTTGGGGATTGTTGGACGGTGTAACCAGCGGGATAGTTGTCGATGTCTGAAGGCTGACCTTCAGCAGCTTCATTCGCCCCTCTTACAACTCCTGTTACAGGTGGTGTCGCCATTAAAAATCACCTCTATCAACGAACCATGTTTTCTGTGTTGTTGTGAGTCAACTCACGGTTTGCTAGTTGTTCCTGTAACCTGTACGCCTCTGCTAGCCTTCTGCGAACCTCACCAGTAAGAAAAACATGTTCGCCTTCGTAGTTTTCAGGTCCCGCCAAATCTGTAAGCAAAGTTCCTAAATCATAGAAATATGATTTCTTGATGAGAGGATCCCATAGTTTGCTTTGCGGTTCAAGAACCAGCGAGGGGTGATCTTTGTATCCTTGTGGGATTTCTTCCAGCATGGGAGCCAAACTTTGGCTGGCCAAAAAAGCCTCGTCCTGCGGCTTGAACACGGTTGCGCCTCGTGCTTTTGGAGGTGCGATTGCTTCTTCAACAATCTCTGCTGGCGCAACATCTTTGAACACAACATCATCAACAGAAACCGGATCTACTGGCGCTGCTTCTTCTTCGATGTCTTCCAGTGGAGTGTCTTTAAACTCAAAGTCCTCATCGGCAGGCGCTGGTTCCTCAACAATGTCTTCCAGTGGAGCAGGTCGCAACTCAAAGTCCTCGAATCCACCAGGCGTAAAGTCAGCATCGTATTCCATGCCTCCGCCAAATGAAGAATCATCAGGCGGCTCAAAATCTTCCACTGTTGGCGTAACGTCAAACATCTCGGCAGCGTCTCGCTCATTTGCTTGTCGTCTCGCTAAGCGTGCTGATTCGACTACCTTTTGTTCGGTAATCGGGGGAGTCCTGTACCTTGCCCCACCTGTAGGAATTTCAAGGCGTCCAAGGTAATCCAAACTTTCTTGCAAGTCTTCTGGCGACTTTGCTTCAAAAACAGCATCAGGGCCCAGTCCTTGGAAAATCTCTGGAGTGGTATCTCCAACGGGAGTTTGCATTGGAGCAACTCCCCCCAACTCTCTGCCTTTTACAGACGCAGGAAGGTCTTCAAGCAACAGATCATCATCACCCACAGGGTCGCGAGTTTCAGCCGACACCTTGGCATCTATCTCTCGTTGCAAATCCTGTACATTTGAGTCAGAGGCTTGCATCAGGTCTTGCAGATAGTTGCCATAGGTTTCGATTGCTTGTTCGGTTTCACTACCGTAAAGACCGTCCTCCTTAATGGTTGGCAGGCCATATTCAGTAAAGAATTGATTCATCTTCTTTTGAAGATTTTCAGTGTCTAATGAACTAGCAAGCTGTGGATCAAAAAAGGCTAACTCCGCAAGATTAGACTGATGCCCTCGCTTAGTCTCTTCTACACTGGCAATAGTGTTTGCCAAGTCTGAAATCTCACCCCTTGCTCGCCTGCTTGCTGCTTCGGCTCCCAGTGGAGCAGTTTGCTCAAGCTCAGCGGCAGCACGCCGTTCTCCTTCTCTTTGGCCCACGGTGCCTGCTGCTCCAAGAACAGACTCTTCTTGTTCTGGAGTGAGAACATCCATAATTGGGCCGGGAGTGCCCAGTCCGGCAGGAGGAGCTTCTCCCCTTAAGACATAGTCTGGGTCTGTTTGAACAAGTTGCTGTGCTGCTTGCTGTGCTTGGCCTGCAAAAACAATCGACTGATTTTGTTGTGATAACAATCCTTGGAGTGCAGCTTTAGTTTCCTCAAGCTCATTCAAGGTGTCCATGGCAGCATCATTTTGTCGAAACACCCGTGAGCCACGAGCGCCAATCCTTTCATCTTGCTCAAGAGTTTGAACCTCGCCCTCAAGCAAACGAATCTCTTCACGAGTTGCCTCGATTGAGTTCTCAAGGTTTTCAGCTTTTGATGCCCCAGATGAGTTGAGCGCTTGAATCACAAGCATTCTTTCTTGCCCGCTCATGTTGGACCAGCCTGACGCCACTCCCCTTGGAGAAGAAACAAGACCCCGTAGTTGATCATAGGCTTGTTCTTGCACTTGCATTTGCTCTTCAGCCCGTGCAGCCAACACATTGACCTCATTCAACCTGGACGTAAGAGCCTCGTATCGCATACGATTGTTTTCTACATTTGCAGACAATCGCTCAAACTGAGCCTTCGCCTCAGCAAGAGCTTCAGCGCTTGCACTGGGGCTTTGCTGCAATGCTTGGTACTGCTGCTGCGCCTCTTGCATTTGCCTGTATTGATCAAGAAAGGCTTGTCGCTCTCGGCCTAAAACCACACGTTGAGCGTCATAAGAGGCCCGTGCTCGGTTAGCCTCAATCATTGCAGACTGAGCCTCCTGCATGTGGCCACGCAGAGCGCTTTCATTAAGGATTTCGTTTTCTACAAATTCAGGAGCAATAGACTCACGTCCCGCCCCAATCATCATTCGAGTGTCTGCTAAAACTTCAGATTGAACAGCGGGGTCTTCGATACCAAGAATCTCATCAAGAATCCGATCAACTTCTGGATCCGTGCGAGTGAAAGGGGTCAGGCTTTCAGCAAGACCTTTTTGCCCAAACCGTCTCTCGATAATCTCTCCGCGCTGTCCTTTTAAACCCCTGCGTTGCTCTTCAATTTCTTTTAATCGAGCTTGGTATTCCTCGATCATTTCACGAGTTTCATCAGCGGTTGCGCTGGAGGGGGCCTCAAGGGTTCTTCCAGCAGACGCGCCACCGCCGCCTCCACCGCCACCCATGGGTACGCCAGCTATTTGCTGCCGATAGCTTTCATTGATTCCAGCCACCACAGTGTTGTCCAAGTAGGCCCGGTCATAAAACAGCGCTGTTTCTTGAAGTGATGCCTGCCCCTGGTCCGCCTGGTTCATCATTAAAGGCGTTGTGTATAACTCTGAAGCGACGTCGTACTTGTCGAAAACAGCTTTTTTAAAGGACTCTGCTTGATCAGCACCATACTCTCTGCGGATGTGTTCGTACATCATCATGAGGGTGTACAGCCCGTCATCAGCAGTTGGATTTTTTCCGCCTGCATATTCTGTCCAAAAACGCTGCATTTCGGCTTGACCGACACCATTGTTCGGATCAAAAAAACCTGCTTGGTCTGTTCTGAAACTCGCACGAAGAGACCGCTCAAAACTAGTTTTTGTTTGAGAATAGTCCTCGGAAGCCTTCCGAGTCTGTGCTTGAGCCCTGTTCCAATTGTCTAAGGCGTCCTTCTCTTTCCTTTCTTTTTCTTTTTGCAAGCGGTTTCTTTCTTGAATGCCCCTACCAGTGCTTCCAGAGCTTTGGTTGCGTTCTTCTTTGTGTGTCCGAGAAATGTATGCTTGTTCTCGGTTCAACAAAGACCGCTGAAGATTTGTAATGTTCTGCCGCAGACGGATCTCTTCGTCCTTAAGCTGTCGAGAATCTTGAGAAAGGCCCTGCAACTCTTGCTGTGCCAACTCTCGATTCTTTTGGTTGGTCAGCTTGATGCGAGCAAACATGTAGTCTACAAAAAAGTTAGACTGCGGGGTAAAGATCGTCCCCGTTCCAAACATTGGTTGAACAGTTCGAAAAGCCATTTAGTTCCCCTTAAGAGCCAGAACTCGCAGCGCGTCGTGAAACATAAGCGTAAGCCCTTGCCAACTCATCCCTGTTCTTAGCGTTGAAAGACAGTCGAGCAAACATGTCCTGGTACTCATCTGGCAGTTGATCAATGTCCTCACTAAGCACCTTCATGCCTCGATTTACATCCAGTTGAGCCGCAATCGGTGCCAGTCCCTGTAAAGCATTAAAGACGCCTTGCATTCTAGCATTGTCAGACTGGTCCATGTAGGACAAGGCAGAACGGTATTCAGCTATTTTCTCAGAGGTTACCCGTTGCTGTAGTTCTCGGGCGGCAGCCTCAAGCTGAGCGTCTCCCTCTTGCGCTGCCCTTGAGGCGGCGTCTCTAATCTGAACCTGTCGCCTTACATCCGTGTCACCGCCAGCAGCAGCGATGTCTTCTTGAAGGGCGCGACTGCGTTGTTCGCTACGGTTTAGTTGGGCCTGACCTTCCTCTCTCATTTCACGATAGGCTTCTTCTCCGGCCCTCTCTGCGCCTCCCTCGCCAAGTTCGTCAATGGTAGCCTGGGCTTCTTCTCGGGCTCTGTTTCCAACAAAAAATGGCGCGATAGCCTGGGCTGCGCCAACAATCCCGGCTGTAGCAAGCTGGGCACCAATACCAGAACCAATGTCCTTTGCTTGCGCCTGCTCCTGTGTTGCCGGAGGGGTATCCAAGGACATGTCTTGAACAGTGCCTGGTCGTTCTGCTGTGTACGCAAGGTCGTCACCCAGAGCCTGCTCAACCTGAGCGACTTCAAAGTCAACGCCCGCCTGAGCCTCTACATCTCTCTGATACTGCTCAAAATCTGAGGTTCCCATCGGCACGCCACCCATGGAAAACGGGCTTGGCGGGGTGGGGCGTCGGAGAGGTCCTTTCTTTGGATCTTCACCCATGTACTGTGGAAACGGTTCGAAGTCGTCTTCACCTGGCCTAACATCAAACTCAGAAATCAATCGACCCATGGCGTCGTATCTGTCTGTGGATGCAGGTTGGGCCATGATTTCTTCGAAGGCTTGATCCTGTTGCGCGTCACGGGCTTGTTGAGCGCTTAATCTTCGCCCCGCTACTTGGGTTTGCAAATCTCCAATAGAAACCATAGGGCCAGTGGACCCGTATCCAGGGTCCCCTGGCTCACGAACCATCATTCCTAATTGTGGATCGTAACGCATATCAACTCCATCCAAACTTGTTCATTACTGATCTGCGATAGGGATCCATTGCGGCCCTACCGCCAGCAGTTACCGGCATACTGGACGCCAAGATTGCTTCTGATGACGGGGCTGGTGGCAGCGCTGTTACATTGACCTGAGAGCCCTTCGATGCTTGGGCCCTGGCCGCAGCCTCAGCGTTTCTGGCATCCTCCTCAGCCCGCGCAATATTCTTCTCTTGTTTGATTTTTTGACGCTCGGCTTTCGCATCAAAACTAAAATGGCCGTAAAGAGAACCTGCTAAAAATCCAACGCCAGCGCCAATGGCTGCGCCAACACCACCGCCAGCCGCCCCTAAAGCGGCACCTTTGGCAGCAAAATCCAGCCCCGTAGTGAAGCCCTGCTCTAAACGGTCACCCTTAATGTCTTTTTTTTCTTCTTCGGTAACTCCGGTTCCGCCATACCCATTAGCCATTATGGAACTCCAGAAGAAAGAATAAACCAATTGGATCCGTTCGAAATAATATTAACAAACGTCCAGCGGTCAGAAAAGCTCTTAGTAAGAACACCGTCAATGGTTTCTAATCCGTCTGGATTTAATATCATGTTGTTCGCCGCTTGTAGTTTTTTGAAACCCAGAACCATGTTGGTGCAAGCTGCCGCAGCAGGAAGCGTTATCGTCACGTCTCCACCAGATGTAGCGACCAGATACCAAGATGCAGTGCCTACAGTAATGCTGCCTGATGATGAAATGCTACTTCCTACATGCAGGCCAAAGCGCTTGAAGGACCAGTCATCGGTAAGATCCGCAGCCGCTGCTGGTACAGAGCCCGACATATAGATAGGATTGTTGCCTCTCACCGCAAGGCCCTCGGCCCTGTCCCCGGTTGCATTAGCTTTGGTGGCTGTTGTTTCAGCGTCAGTAATTTGAGTTGTTACAGCAGAATCAATAGCGCTGCTTGTCACTGTTCCTGATGGAATGTCGAGCTTTGAGATTCTTCGCACCCGCAAAGGTTGCGATTCTAAATCATCAATAATCTCCTCAAGGTCTTGTCTTGAGGGTTCCTTTACGGAAAAACGTCCTTTCCATGCCATCAGGTGCTCGTTGTAAAGTGACAGTCAACCACACAGGATCGAGGCCGCACAAAAATGTTTTGAGAGGTTGCTCCGTCTACCGTGGTGCCTGATGCCTGAGTGGGCAAGCAGCGAATCCCTACGTTGTAAACGCCAGGGTCTACGCTGAAAATATAATGAGTAGACATTTGTTTTCCGGTGGATTTGCTCCATCCACCGTATTTCCCAGGAGTAGTAGCGCCCGTGCCCTCGATTTCATCGTACTGGTTGTTTAAACCAAAGAATAAACTTCTTCTACTCCCATTTACGACTGATGTTGTGCCCGCAGTTACATTTTCAAGGTAGAGTTTAAATCTCGCTACCGGATAGGTGCCGTCATTGATTCTTTCGTGACGACGATTGCCACCACTTGTCTCTACATAGCTTGCTTGAGAACTTGTAGATCCTGTTTCCCAGGCGTGCCAGCTTGCCGTGTAAATTATGAGCATCGACCTGTACGCTTTTACAGTGACGTTAAGACCGTTTACAACCTGATAGCCACCGCCCCTTGACTCTCGATGAAAGATCTCTGCACCTACCTTGTCGGGTGAGTGAAGCCTGTAAAAAACACTTCCCGTGCAGAACTCTCCTCGGTCGTTAGATCCTCCAATAAAATCGGGCCTGTAGATGTGGTGAGGTTGAACCCACTCCCCGTGAGCCAAATCAGCAGCCACTGAGCCGCCGTTCACATACTGCTCAAAATTATCAATCCGATCTTTCAAGTCGGATTCGGTGATGACGTTTCCGTCGATAAAAGGTGTATTTGTAAACGCCATAAATCACTTGTACCTAACAATAGATCCAGTAAGTCTTCTTATTCGAATTGCTCTTTCCGTTGCGGTTTTTCCGTCTGCCGCGCTAACAACTGTTGTATCGGGAGCCGGGGTTCCGTTACCATGATCGTCGATTTGATAGTAAAGCTCACAGGTAAACGGGCCCAACGTGGACTCTCCAATGATTGGATAGAAAAGAGTCACTGATTGAACAGAACGAGCCGAGTCTTCTTTACTACCGGCGCTGTTTCCCTTGCTCCCAAAAATAGAGTTTTGAACGTGCATTTGTGTGCTTACGAGAGGAACTCCATTTAAGAAAATAATAAAGGATACATCTTCGTTGACTTGGCTGTGGAGGGTGTTGTCAACTCGGCCTTCAATCACTACCTCCAAACTGTACCGGACGATAGCGTAGTTATAGACACCCCTATCGAGAGTAAACGGTACACCTGCTGAAAACGTCGGTGCGCTTGAGCCACCCACCCAAGATGATCCTGCTGGCACTTTTTGATATGAGTTTCGTGTGCTCAATCCTAAAGCGGCATAGTTGTCTGAAAAACTACTGTTGAAGTTGACGTCAACCAAAGGAAACGCAAGATTGCGTTCATCTATGCCTTCAACTCGGACATTCTCTTGATTCAAAGAAGCTGTTGCTGTGTTGGTGGCGGTCATCAGCGAGTTTGGGTTTGTGATGGACGCAGCATCACCAGGCTGGATTGGCGTAAAGGTTACCTTACTCATCGCTTTCTCCTATTGACCAGGATGTTTGCTCGACGAATGTTTATAGCAAGGCCTGTTACTGCACTGTCCCAGGTATGGGTGTCCCCGCCGTTTCTGTCCACATAAACTCTAATGAACAGTTCTACTGTATTGGCCCCCGCTTCGACGGGTAGAGCGCCGCACATGTACACAGGCTGTCTCCTATTAAAGGCAGTAAAGGGTCCCGCGTAAGCTATTTCAATGCCATTGAGCGTCATCATCAGTTCATACTGACACCAATCTAAAAGAGTTTTTTGGGTGACGTGAATGTAGCCATCGTTGAATGTAGTACCTGACGGGTTGGAGTTTGGAGCCGTCAAAGTATTCCCGCCGGTATCAACTTGAACCATTGCCTCACAAATCAACATTTCATCAGACACAGCGGTTAAGGTGTTGGCGAATGGAATTCTTTGAAAGCTTTGATTGTTGTCTTCTAAAGCGTGACCCGCAGTCGAACTATCTACAAATCTTGCGATAGAAAAATCATTGAAGACCTCCGACTTTACTTCCTCATCAGGAGTAATGGCGTTCGGGGGCAGGTTGTCACGGTCTAAGTATCCGTTGATCTCTTCTACAAACTCTCTGGAGTTTTCATTCCAATCAGCAGGATCGAGAATGTCTCCAGCTTGAAAGTCTCGTTTTACATATTTCCAAGCCATCAGCCTCTTTGCTCCTCAACAACCGAGCTAACCGGAATGACCTTTTCGTAAGGGGC